CCTTATGATTTATTAAATATTGTATCAGGTAATAATGAAGTTATTGAACCAAATTGGAATATTTCTGTTCCTGATAGTTTGGTTGGTAAGGGATTAGATTTTATCAGTCGTATTACTGATGTATATTCACCTTTTTCTTGGATACCTGGTGATTATTTTTCAAATGATAATAAAAAATCAATTTTTAATCAGGTATTAACGGAAATTGGTTTAAATAGTAGAGGTAAATTGCAAACTGAAAAAACACCGATGGATGTTTGGATTGCAAACACAGGTAAGGCTACTCGTGATCAGTTATTTAGAAATTTAAAACAAAACCAGTATACCCCTGATTATAGATTTAATTTCTTAAGTAACCCCAATTTAAATGCACCTCAGGGGTTATATTATTTGGGTGATAGAAATGTAGATATTGGTGATTTGGTTGCACCTCAAAATGAATTGCCGTTGGATAAGTTCAATCAACCTTATAACACTGCGGTTAGAGGTTATGGTATAATGGCAACCACATTGGAATCGGGTAACAACGGAACGACCGCAAATCAATTTAAATTCGGTTTAAACGCTCTGAATTATGCCGATGGTGGTAACTTACAATCAGGATTAAGTTGGGTTAACAGTGAGTCCCCTATTGGTATTGTGGAAGGTCCGAGTGGTTATCAATCATCATCAAGCAATTTGGACACAAATTTTGATTCAACAAGATCAACTGATCAATCATTTGCAAGTGGAACCATATTGGATAATACTCAGAGGTTGGTTAATTCAGCTGCGGGATTGCAAGGTGATAAAAAATTGCAACACGTTGGTAACGCAATTGATCAGGTGTCCAAAATATTTCACGATGGTATTAGAAAGATCACAAAGGGATCTCAAGTTGTTCGTTATGTAAATCAGTCTGATGGTATTATTGTGGGGGAAGAATATGCCCGAGTTTTCACCAAAGACATACCATATTCAAAAATGCTTAATTTACAAAAAACGGAAGGTAACATTAGAAAGTTTAGTTATTCTGTTTTAGATAACACATATAATCTTAATATTGCACCAAATAGAGGCACAGATAGTACTAATATTATTGAAGGTGATGAAATCGGAAAACATGCCAAGAAATATATGTTATCTTTGGAAAATTTGGCTTGGAGAACTTCATCAACACCTGGTTATACGTATGACGATTTGCCAGCATGTGAGAAAGGACCAAATGGAGGTCGTGTGATGTGGTTCGCACCATATGATTTAAGTTTTGATGAAAATTCAAGTGTCCAATGGAACTCAAATTCGTTTTTGGGTAGACCTGAACCTGTTTATACATATCAAAATACCGATAGAAACGGTAGTTTAAGATTTAAAATTGTGGTGGATCACCCTTCTATTTTAAATGCTATTGCCGATAAGGAATTAAAAAATATTAATACAATTGAAAGGGTAAATGGTGTTATTGAAAGTTTCTTGGCGGGGGCTAGAACATATGATATTTATGAATTGGCAACACGTTTCCCTCAGTTCACATATTCGGACATTTATAATATTGTAACGAAGACTCAAGATATTAGTGTGTATCAAGGGGCAGAGAAAGAGGTTAATCCACAAGAGCCGGCAGATAATTCACCTGTTGTTGCCGACAATACAAATGTTCCACAAATTACTACTGAAGATTATAGTTTCAATTTTTATTTTGATAATGATGAACCGGGTCCAAATGACGCGAATGTTACTACAAGTACTGAAAATTATCAGGATTTATTATTGGCATACATTTCACAAAAAAGTACTTATATATCAAATGCAGATGCGTCTGAACAACAATCAGTTAATACCTTTTTTGATCAAAATATTGAAACAATAAGTAGTAATTTAAGTTCATTAACACAAAAAATTGGTGATGCGTTAGTTCAGGGTAGTGAAGTTAAGATAACAATACAAGGTAATACATCAGCATTGGGTAGTCAGACATATAACGATTCGTTGGCAAAACGAAGAATAAATACCATTAAAAATTATATAACAAGTTTTCAAGTAGAGGATAAACAAATTGGTGAGTATTTGAATGATCTTTTAACTTTTGATGAGCAAGTGAATGCTGAAGGACAAATTGATGGGTATGATTGTAGTCAAACGGGTAACGAAATATACACAGTAAGAGCAATGGCTTGTCGTAGTGCATTTATAAGGGCAATTACCGTTAGTCAACCCTTACTAGATACTCAAATCGTTGAAGATGAAAATTCCGAATTGAAAGTACCTGAGGTTCAAAATGAAGAAACAAGTGAAAAATCAATAAATGGTAAAACTAAAATACCACAACAAACTAGTTCGTTAGAGTTTAGACAAGATGTGTCTAAAATTGTTGTTAGAAAACTTTTAACTGAATGTGATTACTTCCAACAAGTCCAAGCCGAAACACCGTTGGTGTTTGATTCTATGCGTGAAAAATTAAAATACTTTCATCCGGCATTTCATTCAACAACACCTGAAGGTCTTAACGGTAGGTTAACATTTTTACAACAATGTTTAAGACCTGGAGAAACAATTCCAATTATTAGTGAAGATGGTGAAATCAAAAGAGAAGTGGCAAAAAACACGGCTTTCGGAGCACCTCCAATTTGTGTTTTAAGAATTGGTGATTTTTATCATACCAAAATAGCAATTAATCAATTGAGCATTCAGTATGAACCTTTATTGGATATTAACCCCGAAGGTATTGGAGTACAGCCAATGATTGCGAGTGTAACACTTTCATTTTATTTTATTGGTGGTAGTGGTTTAAAAGAGCCGATCCAACAATTACAAAATGCATTATCCTTTAATTATTATGCGAATACAGAAATGTATGATGAAAGGGCGGAGTCAACAGAAAATAGGGATGATATTAACAAACAGGTTCAAGAGGCGATACAGAATGAAACTGAGTTTGGGTTGCAGAATAACGTAACAAATCAGGGTCAAGAAAATCAAACGACCATTGGTGTTATCCAAAATGAGAATTTAATTACGGTTGGTTCAAACGAAACATTATCAGGTGAAACATCATATAAAGAAATATCCAATCAGTTAATTGATGATTCTAAAAATTATGTTAATAATATTGTTTCAACAATACAGACAATTAGTGATAGATATTCAGTTGATGGTTTAAAATATTATACTGCAGAGAGAAACTACACTACAGGTCTTATTTTAGGGTATTTTGGTTCAGGATCTTATTATACGGGTACCACACAAGGTTTAGATATTTTTGGTAAATCAAAAGGATTACAAGACCGTATTGAAACTTTATATTCTCAGACAATTAATGATGTGAATAATGAAACGGGACCGTTGTTTAAAAATATCGGAAACCAAAACTTCAGAAACAGAGATAAGAAAAAATATGTAAATAACATTATAAATCTTATTCAAAACACCAAACAAGAATATTTGGCGGAATATGATAAGTTGAATACTGATTTGGTAAATAACCAACTCAATTTAATTCAAACCGTTGATAAACTTAATTTTATCTTAACAAATTCTGATGGTTATGCCAATAGAAAAAACACGGCATTTATATATGAATTAACTGCAACAACTGAAGTGAGTGATACTTCAAATAATCCGACACCAACTAACACATATCAAGAATTAGAAAATGATATTTCAAAAGTGGGTACCGATTTACAAAGTTTTTATGATTTAATTTTTGCAAGTAATGTATTAATGGATCCGACCAAACCATATAATGATACCTCTTATGATTTTTCAGGTTTAAATACATTATTAGGATTGGGGGCCGTGGATATTAGACTTGCAAATATTTTATACTATAATGTAATAAATAACACAAATAAAGTTATTGAAGATCTATTGGCTGGTGGTTTACAAGCAATACCTGAATGGAATAGTTATGTAACAAAATTGGTTAAAACCAATTCAAATTCATTATATAGATATTATAATACATTAAAGAATTGGGGTGAAAGTAAAGTTGCTCGTTTTAATTTGGAGTCAATTGTTGAAAAATTTGAAGACGAATATAAACCATATGATCGGGATAAAGAAAGGAAATTTAATTATATTAAAACACCTTCATCTCTTACCGATCAAACGAAGAAAGGGTTTTTTGATCAGATTTATTCTACCAAAAATAGTGGAAATAGTCAGACATTTAACGGTAAAAAAAGTTTTAATTAACTATGAGATATTATAACAGATATCAGAATTTTATAGTCAATGGAGAACAAACTATTGTTCCTTTTGTAAAAATACCTTCAAAACCTACAGATAAGCGTTATGTTTATAGACAGGAAAGTAGTCGTTTGGACAAATTGAGTTATGAAATATATGGTACCCCTTATTTTGGTTGGCTAATTTTGATGGGCAATCCTGAATATGGTGGATTGGAAAATAATATAACTGATGGTAGTGTATTGACCGTACCTTTTCCGTTGGTTGCTTCCCTTCAAGATTATAAAGATGCGTTAGATAATTATTTCTTCTATTATGGCAAATAAGGATTATTCAAATTCTCAAAACATATATGTAGAGAGTGATTTCCAAAATATTTACGTGGTTGACCCAAACAAAGTTGTTGATAGTCAAGGGCAGGTAAAAGAAAGATTGGTAAATCACGAGGATATGGTGATGTATGCAGAATTGACTGCAAAGATATTACCTAGAACAAAACTAGCTGTAGGTGAGGGTTTGGAAGAGCCGATTTATACTAATTTAAGAGTCGGTCAATTAAATCAAGATAGAAATTTAAAAACCAATTTCACGTTTCCTAATGCGGGTAATTATACTACTGATTGGTCTGATCAGATCACAGGTAAAGGTAGTTTGGAAGGTAAGGGTTTAAATCAAATACAACAATATACCAATACCGAAACCTTATCTGATGGTAAAACACAAAAATTCACGGATCAAAAAATTATCAACAAAACAGATAGTCAATTCTTAGGTATTACCAATATAAATATAAAAATTAATTCTTCATATACTCCAGTTGTGGATATTGATTTTGTGGATGTACAAGGAAGGGCTTTATTTGAACAGGGAGAAGATTCACCTTATTCTGCTTTTATGCAAATGCCATATCCTTTATTTGAATTAACATTAAAAGGGTATTTTGGAAAGGCGTTGAGATATGAATTGATGTTACAAACTTTTAATGCGAGGTTTGATGCGAATACGGGTAACTATATAATATCAACAAAATTCATTGCACGAACACACGCATTATTAAATGATATTAATCTTAATCAGTTGTTTACGGTATCAAAGATGTATCCGACAACAATTCAAACTAATTCCAATAGTTCATCTAATAGTGAATCACAAAGTGTTGCACAAACAGGTAATGATAATACAACCACACGAATTAATGTTGTGGATACAACAAGAGGATATCAAAAATTACAACAAGTATATCAAGTATATAGGGACAAAGGTTTAATTGGTAACGACTTCCCTGTGACCTCACAAATCAGCATGGGTGAAATGGTTAACCGATTGGAAAGGTTTGATAAGTTTGTGATGGATACATATTCCAAACAAGATTTTTCCGTTTTAATTGATGCAAATCAATATAAAAAAAATTTGGATGAATATAGAAATGCGGTATATGGTTTAAGTACTACAGTTGAAAATTTCTTTACTAAATTTATTGATCCAAAAAGTTATGTTGTTCCTAGTTCAGCCGAAGGTATAGGTAAAAGTATCTTATATCAATTAAAGAAAAATGATAATAATTTACAATTTTATAAAGATGCGATAACGGATTTAAAATCAAAGATAGAGAATTATAATCGTTTATTAAAAGAAAACCCTTCTTTTGGTGAAAACGGAAGATATAAAATAGATAATAAAGTTTATACAGATTCAAATTTATCATTTGATATTAAATTGGATGACTTTTTGGTTAATATAACAAATCCAACAGATCAGGTTAATTTCAGTGAAACTGCAAGGTTAAGATTGGGTGCTGGTTTAACAGATAATGAAGTTGAATTATTTAAGGGTGAATTTATTAGAGAATTGTTTTTGGATGGTTATAGAATAAATGCAAAAACTTTTGAAGTTGAGAAAGGAAATTCAAATTCATTTTTTAAATTTGGTAATATTGTTGGTGTAACTGGTCAAAATGGTAATAGTACAGAATCAAATAGTTTTTTAAATAAGTTAAACAAACTAGAAAAAGATTACGATACAAAAGTACAAGAAATACAGAAAAAATTAACTGACGCATTATCCAAAAAAATTGTAGATCCAAATATAGGTTTAGGGTTTAAACCAACAATAAGAAATGTTTTTGCTGTGGTCTGTGCAAATGCAGACACATTTTTACAACTTATGGATGACACACACGAAGACGCGTGGAATCAAAGAAGTAATACAAATAGAATTAATAGTGTATTAAGTGAAAACAAAAAAGCATTATCTTCAGAATCCAAAAACATAACAGATACAAACAAAGTTATTTATCCTTGGCCACAATATTTTGTTTTGGAAGAAGATGAAGATGGAAATTCACAATTTGAATTAAAATATCCTGGTATTACAGGAATTGCTTCAGACAACACAAACCCAATCACTTGGCCTGAGGTTGAATTTGTTGAACAATATTTAACGGCTGCAGTTCAGAAAGAAACTCCTACTGCGTTTATTAACTTTGAAAACGACCTTCAACAAACAAAATTATCGCCAATTATTGCGACCGAATTCCCTTTTAATAGGTTGCCTTATCAAAATACCATTATCACAAATTATTTATTTGAGATATTTGAAAGAAGTTATGTTTTATCTAACTACAGTAAAATCATTACAGATGATTTAGAAAAACAATCAAACGAAATTTTCACTCAAATTGAGTTCAATAACATTTTAAATAGCGTTGAAAATAACCCCGAATTATTGAAGATCTTAAAAGAGAGTAAATTTAATCTTACCAACTTATTATCATTTTTAAAATCCACATCACAAAATGGTCAAGGAACGAATTGGAATCTATTTAAGAGAAACGAATATGTTACTGATAGAATAAAAGTAATGTTAGAAAACCCAAATAGGGTATACTCAATTGAGACGTTAAATAATGGTAAATCAACGAATTCGTCGTCAGATGGAGATGCGATTGCAAAGTTAAGAAATCTTTTAGCGAATAGTTTAACTAATACTTCATCATTTTTGGATACATATCCTTTTGGTGATTTACAGTGGATTCAAGAAAATATGGCAAACGGTTCTGTATTTCAGGACGCCAAACAATCAAATGATACCACAAAGGTATTGACTGTTTATGAACCGAAAAAAACAATCGCATCTTTTGATAATGTGGATGCCAATTACGAAAAGAAATTATTAACGAATTTTGGTTGGTTGAATAACAGATCGGGTGGTCCAAATCAATCCACATCAGATGATCAATCTCCACAACCCTCAGACAATATTAATACAACGGAACAATTAAAAACTTATTATGAAACTCGCACAGAAAATAATTTGTATTTAACTGAATCTTATATTGATTATTCCTCATTATATCCAACAACAAACAGACTAACGTCCAAACAGACCACATCAATATTAAACACACCGTACTTTATCAATGCGATAATAGATGGTGTTGCAAAAGAAAAAAATAATAATGTTAATCCATATGTTGCGTTGGGTTATCTATTCTTAAATTCATTACCACTTTCAACACTGAAAGAAAAATTTACCAACTATATTACCCAAAATGAAAATTCAGGACAAGGTTCGGTGGAATATTTAAATTACATTTCAAGCGTGTTTAACAAATATTCAGCAATACATAAAATACCTTATCTTTGGATTTTAAAATATGGCTCAATATGGCACAGATATAAACAATATTATACGTCAAATACCGATATTTTATCTAATGTTTGGGGTGATTTTGATTATCAAAATGGTTATGACCCCGTTGCCGGAAATTTGCAAAAACAATATGTCTTTAATGATTTAAATGGTAATTCTTTAAATTATTCACATAATCAAACAATAAATAATACACAATATATTAATCGTGGATTTTATCCGCAAGTATTAAATGATTTTTATTATTATTTTACAAGTAATGATTTATTTAATAGTTACTCTTCTTCTGATGTAGGTACAGGTATATTAAACAAAAATATTAAGATTGGAGAAATAGAAAATCAGAGTACTGATGTCCAAAATGTTATTAGTAATTACTTTGTGTATGGTGAAATATTAGGTAATTCTGACTTTGCATCTTCAGATCAAGATAACGTATTGGTGTTTCCTTCTGTTGGACACTTAAGATCAGATCAAGTGGAAAATGAATTGAATAATGATTTTTCTAATAACTATCCTTCCATTTTTAATGGTGGTGTGAGATCATTATGGAATGTATCTAACTTCGGTTATTTTGATAATAATATTATTGGTCAGCCGACACCCGATGAGTACTTAAAAATAGTAAAAAACGATCAACAGGTTCAAGAACCATTCAGTTTAACAAATACAACAAATCAATATGGTTATGCGAATATTGAAGAAATATTCTCGGTTTTTAATAAAGATTTGTTGGATGAGTTTGAAAAGTTATTTTTAAATTTTTGCCAGAAAAGTGATAAATTTTCGGCACCTTCATTTTTTAATGAAGTTGAGGTTAAGTCAAACTTTTTTGAACAAAACAGAAATATTGCCACTTTTTCATTATTTGATATGATGAAATCAACATTTATTGTTCAAAAACCTGATAATCTTTCAAATGATCCGACCACGATTGCAAAACAAATTGCGGTTGAACAGATCAATTCAATGTCCAATAAGTTATCTGAAGATTTATTGAAAAAAGATGTGGTATTAAAATTGGGTAATCCTTCAAATTATAACAGAAAATATTTTAATGATTTTGTAACGAACAATTCTGATCTTATATCGCCAGAAATTATTCAAACTCAATATTCGGGTTATATAAACAACAGTTTACCGCCACAAACAACATTAATTAATAGTCAAAATCAATATCCTGATGCTTGGGATGAATTATATTTAAGAGTTGGTAATTTTGAAGATGGTGATTTATTTTACAAAGATTCGGGTTCATATATTACGGACTTCTTCATTAATTTCAATATTGATTTTACTGCGGCAAATGTTAGAAACTTTGAAAAAATTATAAAAATATATATTACACAAAGAAAGTTAAACTCAAACTTAACTTCAGATGACTTTAGAGATTTATTTAATAATTATGTTGGAAACAAAACCAACCTTCAAAGAAGTTTATTAAATAATATTTTAACAAAATCAAATACATTACCGAGTGTAATAATTGAAGAATCAGAAAACATACAAAAATCTTCTGTTGATAGCGATGAGATAAAAACTGAAATTTATTATAATCTTAAGTTATTAAATGATAAGTGGGTTGCAGGTCAAGATTTTAAAAGAAGAACATTATTTGAAGACTTTTTGTTCTTAGATAGAGCCAATCGTGATATTGGAGATAAAGTAGTCATCAATATAAATGATCTCAGAAATTACTTAAAAGTAAAAAGAGATTCAACTTCATTGTATAGTTTGGTGGGTTCGTTAATTGAAAATACCAATATGACCTATATGCCCCTTCCAACATATACCAACTTTTATGGTTTACCAGGAAGAGTTTCAGGTTCAGAACCAAATAGAATTGAAAATCTCGCCAATGATTTATTCGGAACACATATGGAAGTTGAAACTGTTGATACCCGACCTAAAATTCTTTTAATTTATGTCGGAAAACCTTCAGAATATTTGGATCAACCCGATAATCCAAATTATGTATTTGCAAATGATGCATTTGATTTATCGGTACCGAATGGTAATGGTGTTGTTTCGGAAAATACGGGTGATCCTGCGGCTTCCAACAGATGTGTTGGTTTTACTGTGGATTTTGGAGTTCCAAATCAAGGGGTATTTAAAGATTTGGATATTGATATGAATACACACAAAAATGCGGCACCTGTATATGATGTACTTGCCCGTATGGGTAGTGAAGCGGGTGGAAAGAAAGTGAGTCAACAATCACAATCATTGTATCAATATTATCAAAGTCTAACATATACTGCAAGTATAAGAACTATCGGTAATGCTCAGATTCAACCAACAATGTATTTTAATTTGAGATATGTTCCGATGTTTAGGGGACCTTATTATATTTTAAATGTTAATCATACTATTGGGCCTGGTAGTTTTGAAACTCAATTTGATGGAATTAGGGTTCCTAAATTTGTATTAAAGAATATTGATAAGCAAGCTGCTAGTGTAAATTTGGATTTGGTTAAAAGGTATCAGGAAAGATTAAGAAACTTAGATATCAAATCAAATACTCGTGGTACGAATGAAAACTCTGTTGATGAAAATACCGCAATACAAGCACAAGAGATTGCGGCACCTGAAGATGCTTGGTTTACAGATCCCGATCAAGGTGTTGAAAAGGTTAATACAGTATTAACTACGGTTCCTATATCAGGAATAACTTCATCTATTGGTGGTTATAGTCTAATAACAAGAATATTCTTATTGGGTACTGCAAAATTAATGAAATGTTCTCGTGAGGATTGTAATGAATTATCAAATGTTTACAATAATAACATTTACAACATTAAACCGTATGAGGGTAATTATCAAAAACCTGGTGGTAATTTATCTTCATATATCAGTGAATATACAAATTACAGTGTGAATGGGTCAAATGACTTTTATGTTTCTTTTGATGATTTTACAGATTCAATTAGATATATGAATTCAAAATTCAGTACATATTTAAATCTAATAAGAGACAATAATCCGAATATTCAAAATGCAGAAGATGATGTATCTGAGGATTTGGCACAATTATGGTATCAGGTATGGGTTGAAGGTAATCCTTATAATCAGTCAATTACCACTACTAATAATCAAATTACTCGTGCAAAACGTTACTTTAAAAATACAATACGAGAACTAATTTAATAAAAAATTGAAAATTTATTGAATTTGGATATATTTATATATAAAAAAGCATGGATACTAAAACGTTACTTGATAATTTTTTAAAAAAAGATACCAGAATCACCGAGAGAGATATGGGTGAAGGTTACAAAGAAGTTTGTGACTTAGATACTGGTGATTGTTATACCGTTAGAATGAGAGACGGATTAATTGAGAGATATGATAATTCAAAACAAATTAACAGAACTCTTAAAGTTGAAACGCCACAGGGAGTAAAGTCCCTTTTAAATGGTTAAAAATATTACAATGTCAATAGAGAAAAAAATATTAGATGAAATTAGTAGATATCAAAATATCTCTAGTTATTTAAATGAACAGGGATTAGGTGAAGTACCTGATGAGGATACACCTGAAGAAGGTGGTGAAATGGATGTTGCGTCTGATGAAGGTGCGGAAGAAATTCCTGAACCTATTGATGTAGAATCAGATCCTGATGTAGAAATTGTAGATGATGAAGAATCTACTGAAGAAACACCTGATATGGGTGGTGAGTCAGCATCAACAGAAGAATTAGACGTTACTGAATTAGTTACAACTCAAAAAAATATTTCAGACAAACAGGATGAATATATGGACACTATGTTCCAAAAATTGGATTCTTTAACAAACAAGTTAGAGGATATGGATAAAATATTAATGAAGATTAATGATTTGGAACAGAAGGTTGAGAAAATGAAACCAAAAACACCAACGGAGAGACTTCAGTTGAGAAGTTTGGATAGTTATCCTTATAATCAGAAACTTACGGATTTTTTTCAGGATAAAGAAAATGAATTAGAGGCATCGGGTAAAAATGAGTATGTGTTAACTTCAGATGATGTTGAAAATTATTCTGAATCAGACATTGCAAAAAGTTTTGACAAACCCTTTGAAGAATTATAATTTACATTTGACATAATCTTTTATTTGTTTATATTTTTGTTGTGTATAAGAACAAATATTAACGAGTAAAAATGAGAAATTATGTCTAAAACAACACTGGATTCTGTTTTATCTCAGTACGAGAAAAACACCCAACGTGCATCATCAAATGGTGCAATGTCACAAGAAGACCGTTTAAAGCGGTATTTCACAACTTATTTACCAAAAGGTAGTAAATCAGGACAAAAACGCGTCCGTATTCTTCCAACTTCAGATGGTACATCACCTTTCAAAGAGGTATGGTATCACGAGGTTCAGATTGACGGAAAATGGACTAAGCTGTACGATCCCGGTAAAAATGATGGAGAACGTTCTCCTTTGTCTGAAGTTTATGAAGAACTGATGTCAACAGGTAAAGAATCGGACAAGAAATTGGCGATGCAATACCGTCCTCGTAAGTTTTATATTGTAAAACTAATTGATCGTGAAAACGAAGATCACGGACCTAAGTTTTGGAGATTTAAAGACAATTACAAGCAAGAAGGTATTTTGGATAAGATTATTCCAATTTGGAGGGCAAAAGGTGATATCACTGATCCTCAAGAAGGTCGTGATCTTATTATTGAACTTGCTAAAGCAAAAACACCAAAAGGTATTGAGTATACTGTAGTTCAAACTGTTATGTATGATGATCCTTGTCCTGTTCACGAAGAAAAAGAACTGATGGATGAGTGGTTAGCAGATGAGTTAACATGGAATGATGTATATGCTAAAAAACCTGTTGAGTATTTGGAGGCGGTAGCACAAGGAGAGGTTCCTGTATGGGATAGTGAATTGAAAAAATTCGTATATGGTGAAGAATCGCAATCGGTAATTGGAGGTTCTTCTTCTTCAGAGTCTGAGGATGAGGATCCACAAAGTTATCAAGATGTGGATGATGAATTACCTTTCTAATTAAAATTAACTTATGGTGCAGGCGATGTCTGCACCATTTTTATTGTTTGAAGATATGTCAATTAAGAAAAAAGAATTTAACTCAATTAAGAAAAAGTTTTCTGCGAGTGCCAAATACAAAAATCAGAGATTTATTGATTTGGGAGAGGTGTTTTTGGATGCGGTGGGTTTACCTGGTCCGGCAATTGGTCATTTAAATATGTTTTTGGGTCATTCAGATACGGGAAAGACAACCGCATTAGTTAAGAGTGCTGTTTGGGCACAACAGAATGATGTATTACCTGTTTTTATTATCACGGAACAAAAGTGGTCTTTTGAACATGCTAAACTTATGGGTTTTGAATGTGAGGAGATGGTTGATCAAGAAACGGGTGAGATTGAATGGGATGGATTTTTTATTTTTAATAATGACTTCAGTTATATTGAGCAAATCACCGATTACATAAATGAACTTTTGGATGCACAAGAAAAAGGTGATTTACCATATGATCTTTTATTTTTATGGGATTCTGTTGGATCAGTTCCTTGTAAAATGACATATGATGGAAAAGGTGGTAAACAACATAACGCCGCAGTTTTGGCGGATAAAATAGGTATGGGTATTAATCAAAGAATTTCGGGTTCTCGCAAATCCACATCAAAATATGAAAATACTTTGGTTATTGTTAATCAACCTTGGGTTGAAATACCTGATAATCCTTTTGGTCAACCAAAAATTAAGGCGAAAGGTGGTGAATCAATTTGGTTGAATTCATCTTTGGTTTTCTTATTTGGAAATCAAAAAAATGCGGGAACCACAAAAATTTCTGCTGTTAAAAACAAAAGAAAGGTTAAATTTGCAACCCGAACAAAAGTTTCTGTTTTAAAAAACCATATCAACGGACTTGGTTATGAGGACGGAAAGATTATTGTGACGGCACACGGATTTCTTTCTGGTAAAGACAGTGCAGAAGAAAAGAAATCAATTGAAGGTTACAAAACGGAAAATTCTGATTATTGGAAAGAAATCATTGGAATTGAAGGTGACTTTAATTTGGTAGTATCGGAAGAAGGAAAAGAAGTTGAATCTGAATCAAGTCAGTCGTGACAAAAACCCTATTGGTTGACGGAAATAATTTGTTTCAAATTGGTTTTCACGGTGTTAGAGAATACTATCACGAAGGAAAGCACATTGGTGCAATCTATCACTTCGTAAACACCATAAGAAGATTTATTGAGGAACATAACTTTAATAAAGTTATTGTCTTTTGGGACGGAGTGGATAACTCTTCCCAAAGAAGATTATTTTATCCTGAATATAAATCCAATAGAAAAGAAACTCTTAATCCACAAAAGAAAGAATCTTATGAATGGCAAAATCTCCGAATTAGAAAATATTTGGAAGAGATGTTTATTCGTCAGGTTGAAATAGATGGGGCTGAGAGTGACGATGCAATTGCATACTATTGTCAGATTGCTGAAGATGAGAAAATTACAATTTTTTCTTCAGATAAAGATCTCACCCAATTAATATCTGAAAATGTTCAGATATATTCTCCAAGTAAGAAAAAGTATTATAAGTACGGTGATAAAATAGATTTATACCACATTTCTATTCCTCACCAAAACATTGCGGTTTTTAAAACAATATCGGGAGATAAATCAGATAATATTGACGGTATACAATATTTGGGTGAAAAAACTTTTGTAAAATTATTTCCTGAATTAGTTGATGATGTCATAAAAATTGAGGATATTTTAGAAAAGGCTGAGAGGTTATTAAGTGAAGACAAAGGTAATAGGGCATTGATGAACTTATTATCAGGAAAAACAAGAAAAGGTGTTTTTGGTGATGAGTTCTTTGAGGTAAATAAAAGACTTGTGGACCTTTCTAACCCTCTTTTGGATGATGAGTCCAAACAAACAATAAAGTCTTATTACGAAGAAGATATTGACCCTGAAAACAGGGGATATAAGAACTTAATGAGACTTATGAGAGAAGATGGTATTTTTAAATACTTGGGTAAATATGATAACGCTTGGGTAAATTTTCTAACACCATTTATGAAATTAACAAGAAGTGAAAAACGTAGATTTAAAACAAAAAAACGTAAATTATGAAAGACAAAAAAAATCTAACCAAATTGGAGTTTATTTTAACTTTGAATGACAACATTGTAGTACAGAGATTCTTCAATGTTAAGGGGTATAATTCTGTTGCTCGTAGAAGCTTAGAATTACAAGAAACCATCAAAGAATTTACTACAGTATTTGAAGATTATTTGAGGGAAAAAACATTAGTTTATATGATGGACAATTATCATCAAATTATTGAAGATCCAACAGTTTTGGATACGGCAAATACGGATGGTCCTGAGTATTTTTACTTAACAATTAAGATTGGAGATGAGACAATTTGTCAGAGAGGACTAGATGCAAAAGTATACCCTCCGAAGGTAAGATATACCGTAGATGTCCGCCCACAGTTAAAAAAGCTACTTAAAGACCTGACTGACATTTTTTCAGGTGAAAATTTTACAACGAAATATCTTGAACATAGATTAGTTTAGGCATATTTATATTTCACACAAACGAATAAAACTCAGAATATATGTCAACAGAAAAGAACTTCGGATACCTCGGAAATACATTTCAATTACAACTAATAAACAACATCATTTTATACAAAGATTTTTCAAATTCAATTATTGATGTCATAGAACCAAAATATTTTGACAATCAATATTTCAAGTTGATCGTACAGATGATCAAAGAGTACTATAAGAAGTACGAACATACACCTTCTTATGATACTTTAGAACAGATTGCCAAGTCAGAAGTAACATCACATATGGCGAGAAAAATGGTTATTGACACTATCTCAGACATAAAAGATGCACCTGAAACAGGTCACACATTTGTACAAGAAAAGTCTTTGAAATTCTGCAAACAACAAGAATTACAAAAGGTGATGTCAAAAGCACAGAACATCATTGATAAAGGTGATTTTGAAAGTTATGATCACTTAGAAGAAATGGTTAGAGGCGCACTACAGGTTGGTGAAATTGAAACAGGTACAAACGATGTTTTTAGTGATCTGGACGATGTATTAAATGATGATTACAGACACCCAATTCCGGTAGGTGTTCCAGGTATAGATAACCTTATGAAAGGTGGTTTAGCAAAGGGTGAAATCGGTGTTATTTTGGCACCCACCGGTGTGGGAAAAACAACATTCTTAAGTAAGATCTCAAATCACGCTTTTGGATTGGGTTACAATGTTCTTCAGATATTCTTTGAGGATAACCCAAAGATCATTCAAAGAAAACATTTTACGATGTGGACAGGTATCGCTCCTGACAATCTGTCAGAATACCGTGAACACGTTATGGAAAAAGTTAAAGAAATTAAGGAAAGTGCACCAAATCGTTTAATCTTAAAAAAATTACCTTCAGATCAGATGACAATGTCACAAATTAAAAATCAAATCCGCAAGATGATTGCTGAAGGTACTAAGATTGATTTGGTGACTTTGGATTATATTGACTGTGTTTTACCTGATCGTAACTTAGGTGATGAATGGAAAAGTGAGGGGGCTGTAATGAGAGGTTTTGAATCAATGTGTCACGAGTTGGACATCGCAGGATGGACCGCAACTCAAGGTAACCGATCTTCTATTTCATCTGAAGTTGTAACTACCGATCAGATGGGGGGTTCAATTAAAAAAGCACAAGTGGGTCACGTTATTATTTCAGTGGCAAAATCACTTGTACAAAAAGAGATGAACCTGGCGACAATCGCAATTACCAAATCTCGTATTGGTAAAGATGGTATTGTATTTGAAAACTGTAAGTATGATAATGAAATGTTGGTTATTGATACTGAACAATCAAGTACGTTCTTAGGTATTGAAGAACAAAAAGAAGAAAGGAATAAAGAACGAATCAAAGAGTTAATGGCAAAACGCAAACAAAAAGAAGCCTAATTAACCGACAAAAAAAAACAAAGATTATGGAAAGTTTAGTAGACAATGTAAATAAGGATCTTCGTTACGTAATAAAAAGAAACGGAGACAAAGTATTATTTGAAAGTGAAAAAATTGAAATGGCGGTTTTAAAAGCGATGAATAGCGTCGGAACAGTTGACGACGAAATGGCCGAAAAAATTGCAAGAATTTCAACCAAAGCAATTTTCAGAAACAATAAAGATCACGTACCACACGTGGATGAAATTCACGATATGGTGGAAAACAAATTGATGGATAATGGATTAAATGATGTTGCAAAAGAATATATCATTTATCGGGCAAAAAACCGACCAAATATCTTTTCAAAAAGAGTAAACTTAAAACCTTTTGAATATCCAAATTTGAACGAATATGTGGATGCTATTCGTCACTCATACTGGGTTCATACTGAATTTAATTTCACTTCAGACATTCAAGATTTTAAAGTTCATTTGAACGAAAAAGAAAGATCTGCGGTTGAAAGAGCGATGTTGGCTATTTCTCAGATTGAAGTTGCAGTTAAAACATTTTGGGGTGACATTTATAAGAGAATGCCAAAACCTGAAATTGGTAATGTTGGTGCAACATTTGCGGAATCTGAAGTTAGACATGCAGATGCATATTCTCACCTGATTCAATTGTTAGGGTTAAACAAAGAATTTGAAAACTTATTGGAAGTTCCGTCAATTAGAAGAAGAATCAAGTATTTGGAAAAATCAATTACCAATTCAAAAGCGGTTGAGAACCGTGATTACTTTGAGTCTGTAGTATTATTTTCAATGTTTGTTGAGAATGTATCGTTATTCTCTCAATTCTTGGTTATAATGTCTTTTAATAAGCATAAAAATATGTTAAAAGGTATTTCAAATGCTGTTGAAGCGACATCAAAAGAAGAGAACATTCATGCGGAATTTGGTTTTGATTTGGTTAACACGATTAAATCTGAAAATCCAAACTGGTGGACTGATCAATTAGTTGAAGATTTAGTTTCTGCCACTATGGAGGCATATGAAGCAGAAAAAGAAATTGTGGATTGGATTTTTGAGAAAGGGGATTTGGATTTTTTAACTAAATCACAAACTATGGAATTTATTAAACATAGATTTAATATATCATTAAATTCAATAGGTATTGATAGTATTTTTGATGTTAATGAAACAATATTAGAAACTACCGAGTGGTTTGATGATGAAATTTTAACCACAAAACATACAGACTTCTTCAATAAAAGAAGTATTAATTATAGTAAGAAGACAAAGTCTATTACGTCAAACGATTTATTTTAAAAACAATTAAAAAAAGTAAAAATGAAAGAAAGAAAACCTTTTGAATGGATTAATGAAGAGTCAATCACATTTCTTCGTAGAGGATATTTGAGTGAAGGTGAAGAACCTTTGGATAGGATTAGAGTTATTGCTGAGCACGCAGAAAAGTTATTAAATATTGAAGGGTTCGCTGATAAATTTTATGACTATATGGGTCGTGGGTGGTATTCATTATCATCACCCGTATGGGCAAACTTTGGTAAAAGAAGAGGGTTACCTGTTAGTTGTTTCGGTTCTAATATAGGTGATAATATTGAGTCTATTTTATATACTCAAGCAGAAGTTGGTGAGATGAGTAAGATGGGTGGTGGAACATCAGGATACTTTGGTAACATTCGTGGACGAGGTGCAAAAGTAACAGATAATGGTCATGCACCTGGTGCGGTTCATTTTATGAATTTATTTGAAAGTGTGGTTGATAACATTTCACAAGGATCAACTCGTCGTGGTCGTTTTTCACCATATTTACCACTGGAACATCCCGATATTATGGAATTTTTGGAAATTGGTACTGAAGGTTTTCCTATTCAGGATTTAACTCACGCAGTTACAGTAACTGATGATTTTATGAAACAAATGATTGAAGGTGATGAAGAAAAAAGAGCGATTTGGGCAAAAGTAATTCAAAGACGTGGAGAAATTGGATATCCTTATATTATGTTCCACGACACAATGAACAATAAGGCTCCTGAAGTTTATAAAGATAAAGGTGCGAAGATTTATAATTCAAATTTATGTTCTGAAATTGCATTACATAATTCTGAAGAAGAGTCGTTCGTTTGTGTTTTATCATCAATGAACCTTTTACATTATGATGAATGGAAAGATACTGATGCGGTAGAAACGATGGTTTATTTCTTGGACGCAGTTGTTACTGAGTTCTTAACAAAAATTGAAGATTTAAGAGACAATGGTACGATTGAGGGTCAAAGAGCATTCTTTTACTTAGAAAAGGCATATAATTTCGCAAAACGTCAAAGAGCATTAGGATTGGGCGTGTTAGGTTGGCATTCATTACTACAATCAAAAGGATTACCTTTTGATACTAGAGAGACTGCGAGATTGAATGTTGAAGTATTTAAATTAATTCAACAAAAATCATATAAAGCATCTCAAGAACTTGCTGATATATTTGGTGAACCTGAATATTTGGAAGGTTATGGTCGTAGAAATGTTACATTGAATGCGATTGCACCAACAACTTCATCAGCATTTATTTTGGGTCAAGTTTCTCAATCAATAGAACCTTTATTCTCAAACTGTTTTGTAAAAGATGTTGCAAAACTTAAAATTACGATTAAAAATCCGGTACTTAAAGAACTTCTCATTGAAATGGGTAAGGATACCAAAGAGGTATGGGATAGTATTAAGAAAAAAGATGGTTCGGTACAACATCTGGACTTTCTGACTGATGAACAAAAGGATGTATTTAGGACTTTTGCTGAGATCAATCAGTCATCAATCATCAATCAAGCGGCGGTAAGACAAGATTATATTGATCAGTCACAATCACTTAATTTGATGATATCACCTGACATGCCAACAAAGGATGTGAACAAACTTCTTATTGAAGCTTGGCAGTTGGGAGTAAAAACCCTTTATTATCAACACTCTATGAATTCAGCACAGGCGTTCTCTCGTAGAAAATTGAATTTGAATGATTTGCAGTGTGTTGCATGTGAAGGTTAATTTTTAGTAAATAATCACGCAATGTACCAAAAAATGGTATATTGTACGACTAAATACTAAAATTAAGGTTAAGGAAGAAAAAAAGGTCGGACATTGTCTGACCTTTTTTATTTGTTATTTATATAAAATTATGTCCGATTATATTTATGTTAAAATGGCACTAGGAAAAACATATGGAATAAACTTTCCTTTTCGTGAAAGTGATCAAGGTAAGTACCTTTCTTTATCTCAAACAACGGATGAAGAAATAAGGACTGATCTATTGCATTTAATTTTAACAAGAAAAGGATCAAGATATTATCTTCCTGATTTTGGTACTAGAATTTATGAATTCATTTTTGAACAGTTAGACACAATAACTTTTGAATCTATAAAGGCAGATATCAGAGATGCGGTTGATAAATACATACCAAATCTTCAAATAAATGAAATATCTATAAAACCTTATTTGGAAGATGATGAAGCCAAAGGTGAATTAAACTATGAAAAGTTGGGGGGTCAGGTTTTTCGTGTTGCAGGAAGAGGTACAGAAGAATACACAGCAAAACTAAGAATAGATTATAGTTTTAAAGATACCGCTTTTGAATCAAAAGATTTCATTATAATTAATATTTAACAGTAATGGCAAATAGAAAAATATCATACGTAAACAGAGATTTTGAATCATTAAGAACAGAGTTAATAAACTACACAAGACAGTATTATCCAGAACTTATTGATAATTTTAATGATGCGTCTGTTTATTCTGTGTTTTTGGACTTAAACGCTGCGATTGGTGATAATTTACATTACCATATGGACCGTAGTATTCAAGAAACAGTCCTACAATATGCCCAACAAAAAACCTCTATTTTTAACATTGCGAGAACTTATGGTTTAAAAATACCTGGTAACAGACCCTCAATTGCGATTGTGGATGTGAGTATTACCGTTCCTGCTAACGGAGATTCAGAAGATACTAGATATCTTGGAATATTGAGAGCGGGATCACAATTCATCGGTGCCGGTCAAGTATTTGAGAATATATATGATATTGATTTTTCATCACAATACAATAACGATGGTTTTCCAAACCGTACCAAAGTTCCTGTATTTGACAATAATAACATTTTGGTTAGTTACACCATTACAAAAAGAGAAGTGGTGGTTAACGGTATTACAAAAACGTTTAAAAGGGTTATTAATCCTTCAAATGTAAAACCATTTTTTGAGTTCTTTTTGCCTGAGCCGAATGTGTTAAGTATTACTTCGGTTATTGAAAAAAGTGGAACGAATTATCAAACACCTCCAACGTATGATGAATTTATAAATTCACCAAACAAATGGTATGAGGTTGATGCTTTAGCAGAAGACAGAGTTTTTATTGAAGATCCAACAAAGGCTTCAGACCAACCAGGGATTAAAGTTGGGAGATATTTGGAAACAGAAAATCGTTTTGTTTCAGAATTTACACCACAAGGTTTTTGCAAGTTAACTTTTGGTGGTGGAACAACAACACCTGACGAACAATTGGCTCAATTTGCAAGAACGGGAGTTCCTTTAAGATTGGAACAATATCAAAATAATATTGGATTAGGATTAACAGTAAGACCAAATACCACATTATTTGTTCAATATAGAATTGGTGGTGGTGTTGCAACAAATATTGGTGTTAACACATTAACTTCATTTGGTAATACATATTTTTCGGTAAACGGTCCTTCAAATATAGTTAATCAAAACGTAATTAATAGTTTGAGATGTAACAATGTGACCGCAGCTATTGGTGGGGCAGATATACCAACAATTGAGGAGATCAGAAATATGGTCAGTTTTAACTTTGCGGCACAAAAAAGAGCGGTAACCATTAATGATTATAATTCTTTATTAAGAACTATGCCAGGAAAGTTTGGATCACCAGCAAAAGTTTCAATAATTGAAGATGATAATAAGATAAAAATTGAGACATTATCTTATGATAGCACAGGTAAATTAACAAGTTTGGTTTCAAACACATTAAAACAAAATATTGCAAATTATTTATCTAATTACAGAATGATAAATGATTATATTGAAGTAACCACAGCACAAGTTATTGATTTGGAGTTTGAAGTATCTGTTGTTGTTGAATCAACACAAAGTCAGGGTAATGTGATTACAAATATAGTTAATTCTATTGATTCATATATGACACCTGTTAATAATAATTTAGGTAAAAATGTGAATGTTTCTGATATCAGAAGAATAGTACAAGATATTCCTGGTGTTGTTACATTATCAGATCTAAAAATATTCAATAAAGTTGGGGGTCAGTATTCATCATCTGAGACATCACAAAGATATTCAGATTCTACCACAAAACAAATTCAATTGATTGATGATACTATTTTTGCCGAACCAAGTCAGATTTATCAGATTAGATTCCCACAAAAAGATATCAAAGTAAGAATTAAAAATCTAACTAACGTAGATTTCAGTTGATTCTTGTAACAATATACTTTCTTTTTATTTTATTTAAAATTACTTGTATAAATATTTATCAAAAAACCAAGTATTAATGCCTAAGTCATATAGATTAAGAACTGAGTTAAATACCGATAAAACTTTACAGGTAAAAATAGATCAAGATTTTGATTACTTGGAGATTTTATCTTTAAAATTAAGACAAGAAGATTTATATAGTCGTTTCTGCGCCGATTACGGTGTAGTTGCAGGTAGAGTAATAGCTAATGGTGGTTATGGTATACCTAATGCTCACGTTTCAATATTCATTCCTTTAGATGAAATTGATGAAGCGGATCCAATCATTTCCACTTTGTACCCATATAAAAGAGTTACAGAATTAAATGAAGATGGTTATAGGTATAATCTACTACCATATGTAGATGAATATCAAGGACATAGAGCAACAGGTACTTTTCCGTCACGAGAAGATGTTTTAACAAGAAAAGAAGTATTATATGTCTATGAAAAATATTATAAGTATACGGTAAGAACAAATGAGTCGGGTGACTTTATGATTGTTGGGGTTCCATTAGGTAATCAACAATTAGTATTGGATTTGGATTTATCTAATATTGGTGAATTTTCTTTGACACCTTCAGATTTAAGAAGAATGGGTAGAGGAACCGTTGAACAATTTGAAGGGTCCAATTTTAAAACATCAGAAAGTTTGGGTTCACTTCCACAAATTGTAAATCAAACGGTTAATATTGATGTAACACCATTTTGGGGTGAGGATGATATCTGTAATATTGGAATAGTAAGACACGATTTTGATTTATCTGAGTTGGGTATTGAAATTGAGCCAACTGCGGTGTTTATGGGATCTATATTATCTTCAAATGGGGACGAATATTTGAAGCGAAATTGTAAGCCAAAATTAAAAACAGGTCGGTTATGTGGAATGGAGACGGGGCCTGGTGAAATTATTGCGATACGTCAAACTAGTGAGTTAGATTCTGATGGGTTACCTGTTTTGGAGGAATATAGGGTTGAGAATTCAGAAAATGCGATTGATGAAAATGGAACATTTTTAATTGATCTACCGATGAATTTGGACTATGTCTACACAAATGAATTTGGTGAGAGAGTGGTATCAAATGATGATAGTAGAGGTATTCCAACAAAAGGTAGATATAGATTTAAATTTAAATGGTTTAATAACACTACTGATTCAACGGTACAAAGACCGCATTATCTATTACCAAACATTAAAGAAGTAGGTTGGGTAGATAATCAAACTTCGCCGAGTGATACCCAAAGGAATTATTCGTATGCTTTTTCTTTAGATTGGTTTGATTATGGAGATCCAAATACTGCAGAAGGTCGTGCAATGATTAGAGAAGCGGTAACTTGTAAAGATAGGTTTTATGAATTTGATTATAGTAAAGTTTATACTGTTGCATCTTTTATTGATAGATTTAAATGGGGTTTAAATCGTAATCGTCATTTAGGAATAAAACAAATTAATGATGACAGTTGTAGAAATGAAAATAATCCTTTCCCTGTAAATGATGCACAAAAGGAATTTAAAATGACTTATATAATTTTTAATATATTCATTACATTAATTCAAACTACTTTAATTGCTCTTATTCCTGTCGTACATATTTTGGGTTTACTGTATTTTCCTCTGAGAGTTTTAACTGGATTTATTCTACCAAAAACAAATCCACTTAAAAACATCACACTTCCAATGTTATCTTTTCCTGACTGTGAATTATGTGAATGTAATTCTGAGCCGGCTTCAACTACAGATTATAGACCGGGTTATATTCCGCCACCTGAGGTTGTTGAAGGTGTTTCAGGTAGTGGTATATTGGCGAATGTGACATCAGTAAATCATTTTCCTCCGTTGGCATGTAATACGGGTACGGTGGGATCTTTTTATCGTGCTGCACAATTATTGTCAGGTTACAATGTAGACCCTAATTTGAATACGGTTACAGGTTATGAAAATATTTTTAATCAATTTTATTTATCACCAGTATATTACTTAGATTATAATACACAACCTCAGAGTCCAACTGACTATACGGTAGGTAGTAATGTAACTTTGGCTCAGTCTTTAAATTCTATGAATCAGAGAGCGACTTATTTTGATTCTGTAACACCAAACATAATAGAAACGGAAATAATTAATGATCAATTGCAGGGTGTTCCAAACAACTCACAAGCCTTTACTGATTTACCACTAATATTAGTGATGGATTCAGGTACGACCATATCTGCGTCAACAATTATGAGTTTTGTTAACCCTTCTGGTATTACGGACAATAACTTTGGTCTATATAGTGGTACGGGTTTAAATCAATTTAACAATTTTAATTTAACGGGAAGTAGTTTAAATAGTTCTACAAATTATGTGGGGTCTTCGGTCACATATATAAAACCAGACGGAACTGTTGGGGTAGTTAATATTGATATTTATAATACGCAAACTTCAAATTCATATAATTTCACTTCAGGTATTGAGTATTTTCAGGTTATAACAGGAATGACTCTTTCTGAGGCTGAAAGTAAATTGGGTTCTGGTGTTAGTTTATTAAAGAAATATATTTTTGAAAAAACAAGTCAGTTTTTTTGTACTTCATCAGGAAGTATAATTGATTTTACGGATATTGATTTGTTCAGAGATGTTGCTACTACGGATATAAGTGCAAGTAGTCCAACTAATATTCCTGGTAACTCAAATGCGGTTATTTATTTCTTAACTAGAGGTGTGGATGTATATACACCAAAACAAAAAATAAAATATGATTTATCCAAATTATTTGGTGAAACAAGTTTTAATGGGACGGTTGAGGTATCAGGTAATTATTTCTTAAATGTTCCAATTCAACCGAATACAGGTGTGGGTACGTGGTTCCACGATTATAAAACACCAGAATCTCATTATGATTATTTAACCTCAACTAACTTATATAATGATTCTGTTAATAATAACAGTAGTTTATATCACCCTTCATTTACATTTGTACCTGATAGTAATGATTATGTTTCTTATGATACGAGCGGGTTTACGTTTTATTCTTCAATAGATAAATCGGTTAGTAGTATTTTGAGTGATCCGGCATATAGTTTTGGATCTAACGGTTATGAGACAGTTAATAATGAATTAAGTACAACTTTAATTGAAAGAGTTGAAGGGTCAACATATCAGTTTTCTAATTTTAACAATCCGAATGGCAATGGAATTATTGTGAATAATCCTTCGGCAAAGGTATGGACAATATCATCTAGTTATCATTTTTCAGGTACTACGAGTAATCCAAAAACTACAATGTCAAATTCCAATAATATAGTTTTTAGATCAGACAGATTACCAACATCGGATTTTGAAAAATATGGGTTTGATAATACAATTAATACTATATTAAAGTTTCAAAATTTTGCCCTTCATTTAAACCGAGATTTTACGGCGTATCTGTTTGATGATCAAGGGTCTGTTTCTGATATTATTGGTGGAGAACTGACAACCACCAATTTTGATGTATCAGGTACAGGTCAGGACTCACAAGAAGATACTACAGTTTTGGATCAATCATTATTGGATCAATTTTATTCTTGTGGTAATATGGATCTTTTGCAATGTTATGACGGATTTGGTAATAGTTTTGGTTTAAAACCTGCGTCAGATAAGAATTGTGATTATGGTTTGAGTATTAATAGATATAACAGGATGAAAAATGGATGTTATGTATTAGTTAGAGATCCATTTATTCTTAGTATTCCTGTTGATTATAAAATGCTTTTTGAGTGGGTTTCACGGATTAAGTTTATTCAAGGGTTATGTGATAATGTAATTGGTGAAATGTTCCAAAATAATTGGGTAAACGGTTCATTATATATGATACCTTTTCAAAAAAACACAATTTATAATTCAAGCAATGAAGTCCAAAGATATGAATATTGTGGTGATGATAATAACTTTTTCTCAGGTTTAAATCATCAGGGGCCGGTATATTTTGATAATAGTACTAATAATTTTTATCATAGAAGTACACCATCAAAATACAATGTTGCGAATGATGATTTTGATTTTATAGGACAGGTACCTTCAAGAACGGGTTATTTTGGTCAAAACGATACAAACTTATGGTTTCCAACTACAGTGATGGAACTTGGACCAAAGGCGCCATATTTGGTTAACGCTAACTTGGATCCAAATTATTTGGGTTACTATGTTAATACTCTTAAACCCACAACATATAACAATAATGATGATATTAGTGCCTTATCTGCTATTGGTATATTAACTAATTCTGCGAATAAACAACAAGGAACTACTGGTTTGAGTTTGTTTGATTCTCAGAGTATTAATATGTTTTTTAATAACAGAGTAGTTAGTAATACAACAGGGACTTTCCAAAGATTATTTGACGGTAGAATAACGGGAGATGTTGCACAGGCTTACAGTATAAATTCAGAATATGGAATAGTACCATTTTTTGATGGTAATTATCCGAGCAGTGCTCAACAATTAATACCTGAACTAATAAACATTAATTTCCTTGGTTTTACGATACCTATTCCTGCTAGAACAACAATTGGTATTTTTTATGGTGCTAATACAGTAAATAGAAGATTATTGACCGATGGCGAGATAACAATTGGACCAATAACCAATGGTATTCAAAATAAATTTGGTTATAGTAACACACAAGAAGTAAGTGGTTATCCGTGGATTATTAAGTATGATGCATTTACTGCCAGCTTGTGGGGTAGGACAACCAATAACTGGTATACTGTTGCGAATTCAAATACTGGAACATTCCCAAAAAGGGAATATCAAGGTGATAATTTTAATACTTCACCGAGTCCTTATGTTAATCCTGCTGGTGGTTTTGGTACTGGATACATATACAACCGTATAAATGGTGTACCTGCACCTATATTTAATACTGCAGGTCAAACAAATAATATAATTGGATATGATAGTGAGGGTTATTTAGACTATGGATTTAAAGTAGGTGCTCCGTTCCATTTTTATTTCGGATTGAAAAAAGGTAAAACCGCAATGGATCGTTTCATAAAAGATTATTTAACAGTTCAATAATGGGTAACAAAAAAACAACAGATATTAGAATTGTTAGAGGGTCGGATAGATTCGCGTCTTCATCTAATACGAATCTATTTGTTCAAGTACCTTTTCAAAGTTCTCAGTTGAATAAGATTGAGGGTGATAGAACAGTTATTGTTGATTTGGAACAGAGATTCAATAAGGAAAGACAAGAAAGTAGTATTATTAGAATTTCGGGAAAAATAACAAATATTTTTGAAAATACAATTTCAGGTACAACAACATATCCACCATATTTAAATTCTTTATATTATTTGGAACCTGAAGTTTCAATTGTTAATAATGTATGGAAAGGTTATCCCCCCTTTCCTGAGTTTGATTTTTTCAGAACGAGTGGAATTACGGGTCATCCAAAATTTCTATCAAAGAGTGCGTCCACGTATAATTGGGACATTTATTTGACCAGACCTTATGATAATTTCACGGGTCAGACGATGCAATTTAAGGATCCGTTTTCGGGTAACACGTTAACATTTAATGTTTCTGACGGAATACCTTTTGTGATCAAAAACAGGGTTGTTTCGGGTAAAAAATTAATTACTTTTTATTGTGGTGGTAATCACAATTTGAGTGTGGGTGATTATGTATATTTAAATTTCACGATAAATGGTCGTGATAAGTTTGAGGTATATTCTTTGGGTGATAAAAGTTATGGAAATGAAAAAACGGTTTTTTCTATTTTTAATTTTGGTTTTTCGCAAGGTGTATCTTTGGAGGGTGCTTTGGGGACATTTAGGAGGATTGTTGATATCAATAATAGTGGTGAGACGCTTTCTGAGTATTATGTAAAAAGGCATCAGGTATTGTTAACGCCGACTGATTTGGATTTAACTCGTGCTGGTTTTGAGAATAATGCATTTCCAAAAAGGAGAAAATTGGAATATTCTGCGATAACTCCTGATCATAAGACGAGGATATCCACATTAAATGGTAATCAGAGTTATACTTTTAGTTTTGATAAGGATGTGGATATTTCATTATTAAGGGACAATTTGGATCGTCCGATATCTGAGTTATTTGTTACGATTGTGCATAAGGGTTTTTATGGTTGGTTTGGTAACAGTAACAACAATAACACGAATTTGCAGATTGGTTGGGATTTTAATTTCAATCCGGATAATACAGATGCGTGGTGGAATCTTTCAAATTGGGTAAATAACAGGTCAAATGTCCCGAAGCAGTTTTATAATGTTGGTGCGAGGGTATTTACATATAACGGAACGTTGGGTGTAAATGATATTTTGAAGGGTGATTTTTGTGAGTTCAATCAATATCTTCAAAAAGAGTATGTGGTATCAAAGATGTCGCATAAGTTTTCATTTAATCCGAATCATTTTTCCAATAATTCAAGTTCCAATTCGCCGAATGGATATTCATATGTGCCTCACCATATGGTGAAGATCAAAGAATATTCAAGTTATGTTGAAAAGGGTAATCGGGAGGATGTTGATAACATTCCTGATTATGCATTTTTCTCGGAGTATGAAAATAAATGGAGGTGGAGAGATTTGTTTGAATATGGGTATGTGGATGCGGATGGTATTGGTGTGGATTATCCATTTTTAAATGGGGCGCATTATCCTTTTTCTCAGATTATTTTCTTGCAACGTCCGATGAAAAAACAAAGTGCAATAAACTATAATGTGGTGTCATATCCACCAGTAATAGATGACTGTGAATAAATTTAGAATATCATTAAAGCCGAATGAGCAATACATCAACATTCCGATTGAAATAGATTGGGATGCGGTGGGACGTGAGGATTTGATCCAAGAATATGAGCAAGATGTGGTGGAAAAGGTGATTAATCCGATTGAAGATTTTGAGGTCAATCGTTTTTCACATTTGAGATGGTTGGACATTCAAAATGATGTATATAAAACTGTAATTGATTATAATTTCAAGTTTTATGATTATGGTCAATCGGTGGCGACCTCATCTGCATCAAATTGGTTAACATCATATACCGCATCAACGGGTACTTCATTTAGCGGAAGGAGTTTCACCAACAAGGAAATTTATTTTTATGTGAATTCATTTAAAAATAGTTTTTTCAAATTGGACTTTTATGATAATCCTGATCCCGCAAATCAAAAAATTTATTTCACCATTATTATTCCGACCCAGCAAGGTTTAAAAACCTCAACCAATATTGGATCACAACGAATTCAATTGCAAAAGATTGTGGATGTTAACATCCCAAATTTCAATTTGGATTTTGTTGGGGATAAGGAAGGGTTTTTTGTTTATTGGTTAAAAGACATATCTTATTATAACATTACGGAGTTTTATATGTCGGCAAAATTCTTTAACGCCAAAATTGGTGAGTTTGTTCGCTTTTTGAATAGACCACAAAGTCAGATTATTGATCCGACCAATTTTCCACCACAAGATTATTTTTATTATAAGTTGGATTTAAATTATAACTCTCACGAATATGGGGTTTATAAAACTTATGGTAATTTGGGAAGAGTGGGAACAAAATATGAATCCATAAACTGGTATGAATATGTTAATCCATAATGGAACAAGAACAATATTATATTAAGGTTTCGCCTGAGAGTTTGTTAACCAATATTTCACAACAAACTTTAAGTGGGGTGACTTTTGGTGTTTATTCTGCAATGACCGCCCTTTTATCTGGTGGAACAAATGGGGATAGTTTGTTAACGGGATTAACCATTCCAATATTATTTACACAAAAGTTTAATGATATTGGTTTTTATTCACCTTTTGATGGTTTTATATTACAAAAAGATGTGGTTAATAATTTTGTTTATTCGGGCAACCCCTCAAGCGTATACCAATTATTATTATATAACACCTCAAGTCAATTTAAAAAGTTTTTGCAACTTTCTTCTTATGAGGTAGATTGGGGTGATGGGACGACTGACATTATAACAACAACTTCACCAAATGCGGTGTCACACACTTATCCTCCAACACCATCGGGGTATACGGTTACATTAACGCAGACCAATCCTTGGGGTGTGACTCAGGTATTGCAAACGGTTCAATCCCCTTTTTCTGGTGTAACGATTTCCAATCCTCAGGGTAACATTACATTTACTCCTCAGGGTGGTAATTGGTCGGGTATTCCGTTGAATTATGATTTTATTTTCACGGGTGACAGTGAAAATGTGGTTTCGCAGCAAACGTCCAACAATTTCACAAGTGTTCCATTTGTGGTTACGGGTTATACTTCTTCCAAATTGGATGAATTAAAATTATATGGTACGGTTAAGTATAATCCTTCGGTTATTGTTAAGAAATTTGGTCAGGATTATGGTCAGGTATTGAGCATAAATCCGAGTTATACGTCTTATACGATAGATAATGTTACCTATTTTGATTATGCGAATGGTAAGACGGTTTTTGTATTAAATTCATCGGGTTTAACCTCAAATATGTTGGTTGCCACGGGAATTACAAAAGAAGAAGTATTAATGAACGTAGTTGACTCACCAGAAATACAATCGGAAATATTTATACAAAGGGGGAAGAATTCAGCCTTTGAAGCTTTGCAAAGAATTGGTGAAGTTGATAACCTAGGAGATCTTGTTCGTTATGGATATGGTTTCTTTAAGATAAATGAACAATAATTATGAGTTTAGGAACTTACGGAACGGTTAGACCGGCAGATATGTCACCAGAAGATGTGGATATAATTTTGAATTATACACCTTCAAGGGACGTTACAAATCAGTTTGTATTAAAAAAATTAAATGCTTCAAATATATTGACGCCATATTTTCATAATGCCAATACGGGTGGAAATGCGAATGTGGAAATTTTGGGTGGATTATATAATTTGAAATTACCAGCAGATGAATTCAATCAGTTGGGGATATATACTTTGTATATTCGTCCTGCGGAGATTCGTACCACGATTACAGATTGTGGGGTTTTATCTGCATTACCAAACGTAAAAGGTATTGTTATTGATTTGAATAATGTTCCTGCGAAGTTCCGTAACCGTTTTATATCTCAGGGTTTGGTAGGTTATAGAGTTGAATATTTGAATAACAACGGAACAAAGATACCAAATTTTTATAGAATTATCACCTCATCATTTTTCTGTGAACCAGTGGTTACAAATTTAACCAATTCACAACAAAAAGCGATTCGTTATAGGTATGTTCAAGGTGCAACAGATTTAATTTTTTGTACGGTGTCACCGGCAAGTGCTCCTTCCAATAATCCAAACGCGACCCCTTATATTGGTCAGCCGAATCAAAATATCATTATCACCAACACGTATTTCAATCCGATCACGGTGGAGATTGAGATGGCGGAACACGATATTGATACGTTGGCGATTGCATTATATGGTGATCAGACCAAAAGTATTGAAGATGGAATTTATACACTTTATGATTCTGATGCCAATATTTATAAACAATATAATTTATTTGAGATTAGGGATCAGTTTAACAACTTATTATATGAGGTCAGACAGGATCGTGGAAGTAATATAGATTTCAGTAAGAATTTTACAAACATTATAGATTAAGAATATGGCGAGTAATAAATTCAGATATCCACCAGCACCTGCAAACGGACAAGATACTTTTTCTGATAATTTGGTTGGGTTCCAAGTTGTTGACGGAGGGGGATTAACTCAGGGTAACTTTGAGTTTTCAACTTCTGTGGTTGAGAAGGTAAATAGAACCTTTAATTTGGGTGCGTTTTCTGGTCCAATTTCTTTGGATGATTTGGATGTTACGTCTGATTTTGAATCTCGTGAGATTGCGGCAAAGAATTTGGGTGTTTATCCAAACTTTGATGTGACGCAAGTTATGAACTATAATATGTATGGTTCATTGGTAAAAAGATTTGAGGTATCTGTTACTAAGATTATTAATTATTTTCCTGCGGCAATTCAGATTGATTCGGTTTATTATGATTTTACAACAGCGAACACTGCGACCAATATCAGTTTTGATTCAATAGATAACACCACCACTTTTGATTTGGATGTTACTCGTTTTAAAAATCCTTTTGATATTGATTATTCACAAAATTCTGATAGGAATTTGTCGGTTAGACCGATGGAGGTTGCTCCGATCAGAAATTTAACGAGAGAATTTGAAAAATATTCTTTATATGTTTCAAATGTTAATACAGAATATCCGATTATTGATTTTATACCTTCGGTTCGTTTATCTGCGGGGACGGTAACCATTACAGTTGCAGGTAACCCCTTTTCAGGGAATAACTCAACAACATTGCCTTTGGTTGTTAAACCAAATTCATTAAATACAGAAAAAGCATTTTCCAATAACTTTGATGAGTTGGAAAAATTCTTGCTTAATAGAATGGTGGTTCCAAAATATACTTCCAAATTTCAGATTATAGAAGAATCTGATAGTGGAAAGTTATATAAGATTGATAAGAGTGTTACTTGGCCAACTGATGGGTTATGGAACTTGGATATTAGAACAAATCGTTTTAACATTTATATTGAAAGTTTGCAAGAGATCGGAGAAAATTTGGATGATTTCAAAACCGATTTAATTGTTAGATTTTTAACCACGGGGGCATTCAAAGAATTTGACACCGAAGATCAAAGGGTTACAAAAATATTAAGAATTTATGGTAGAGCGTTTGATGAACTTAAAAAGTTTGTTGATACGTTGGCATATATGAATTCAGTTAATTATAATGTGAAGAATGATATTCCTTCACAATTATTGAAGAATTTGGCGGCAACATTAGGTTACAATACAAATGTTTCACCGATCACAAACGATGCCTTTTTAAATTCTGTATTTGGTCAGGGGACACCGTCGGTTTATCCTGGTCAAACGGTATCAAAAACACCTGATGAAATTAACTTTCAGTTTTATAGAAATTTAATTTTAAATGCGGCATATCTTTTCAAATCAAAAGGTACCAGAAGATCCGTTGAGTTTTTATTGAGAATGGCTGGTGCACCAAAAGCCTTAATTGAGTTTAACGAGACCATTTATATGGCGGATGGTCCGATTAACTTAAATAGATACAATTACGAATGGTCCACCATATCAGGTGGAACAAAAGCCATTGAGACCCCCATTTTGGATCCGAATAATGTGTATCTGTTACAGGGGGTTCAATATACAGGATTTACCACATCCACCAGTTTTTCATCGGTTACCATTACTCAAGCGGATATTCCGATGGATGCGCAAGGTTATCCAAAAAAACCGGTGGTTAACAACAGTTATTTCTTTCAAAAGGGTGCGGGTTGGTTTGAGTTAACACCTGATCACCGTTCACCATTAATCACTGATGATCAGAATTCAGTATTTACGGGTCAGAATCCAAATGTTCAAACGGAATTTGAACCGTTCACTTATGGTGAGAAATATTTTGATAGGTATAGAAATTTCCCCTTCCTTAATCCATTAGGTTTCGGTCTTACTCGCATTTATGATAATAAAAAGAGTTGGGTTGATAATCAGACGGGTTTGAGAAGATCAAGAACGGGGGGTTACAATGCATATTATTATGTGGAAGATGAGAGGTTGGTTTTAAACAGAAAGAACATTGATTTATATTTGAATATGGGTCAGGGTATTTTGTATGATATTTGGACGATGTCCAACAAATATGATTATCCGTTCCCTTCAACAGGTTTAACTGCACCATATCCATCGCCGAAGGGGGTTGATTGGACGGTTATTAATCCGAGACCGCAAGAAAAAACGTTTTTTGAGTTTGCGCAGACCTTTTATAACAATATGATTAATGTTAGGAACCGCCAATGGATCACAGATGGAAAAAACGGTGGTTATCCTGCATTGCAATCCATTTATTGGAAATACCTTCAATCACAACAAACGGTTAATATTCCTTCCAATCAATATACGTACCAAAAGATGATTGATTTTACATTAGGTTTGGGACCTTATTGGATGAGATTGGTTGAACAGGTGATACCTGCCACCACAATTTGGTTGGGTGGTCAGAAAATGGAAAATAACGTATTAAATCGCCAAAAGTTTGCTTGGAGAAGACAACGTGGTTGTGAAATTATTCCAATTCCGTGTATTCCTTGCGAATATAACGGACAATTGTTCGGTTATGATTGCATTGATCAAACATTAAATTGTGATGTGGAGGTTAATGAGTTTGGGGCAAAATTGGCGACAGCATTAAAATCGTGTGCGGGTAGTTCAGGATTTACAATTTCCAATTGTGATTTAAATTCAGTTTTTTCAGAGTGGTATGTGGATGTGAGATTGGATAATGTAATACTGGTTCAACAGAAATTTTATACAGGATACGGTATTTATGATTATCCGACACAAACAGATTGGTATAATGCGTTGGATACGTATTTGGACTCTTTATATCAATCAGGATTGAATTATTATAGAAGTGGTAATAATTTGGTTGTTTCAAATTCAACTTGTTTGGATAATTTTAGAGAAAGTATTCTCACCGTTAATATCGGAATAAATGTTAGCTTAACCTGTTAAAAATGGCATTAAACACTTATGTATTTTCAGGATGTAGTACTCCAAACCCAGGGGATCAAATCTTCACAATTGAAGATGCGAATTTCTCGGTTGGAAATACCGTTATATATAGCGGTATTTGTTATGAATATACAGGTGTAATTACAGGTGGTACGAGCGTTCAAACATTTTTGGTACCCTCACATACAAATTGTACAAACTGTTTGCAATCACAAGGATTATTGGATGATTGTTATTCTGCAACGACATTAAGTGGTGCTTGGAGTTTCACGGATTGTTGTGGTATTGAAAGAACGGGTGTTGGAAGTGGTCAGACGTTTTGTGTGGATACCACGGAACCTTATTTTGGTATTACGGTATCACCAAACAATTGTGTTCCAACGTGTTATCAGGGTCCTTTAAATTATTCTTTTGCCGTTACGGGTGTTTGTGAAAATCCAAGTGGAGGTACAATTGTTATAACACCGGCAGATGGTGTTCCGCCTTATACTTTACAAAATACAATACCTGGTAGTTTAAGTGCACAAACGGGCAACGGACCTTTTACATATTCAGGTCTTACTGGTGGAACATATGTTTTTAGATTAAATGATACCACAGGTAATATCAATAGTGATTTTTATATTAACGTTGAGGTTACAGGTTGCATATGTGCATCCATAAATAATGTTTCAGGAACAACTTGTGGTGATCCAACAACAGGTGAATTGGAAGTGTTTGTTGCATCAGGATCTGCACCTTATGATTTAACATTATATAAAAACGGAAGTGCAATAAATGTTGTTACCACAAATAATTCATCATACGTTTTTTCCAATTTGGATTATGGTTTTTACCACGTTTATGTTGAAGATTATGCCGGTGGAACCGCATTTACTGAGACCGTTGTTATTGATGAAAGTGACGCATTAGATTTCGGTTTTGCAATCACGGGTGACTCACAATGTGTTCCCAATTTAGGTATTGCAACGGTGACAGGTCAAACAGGTGTTGGACCTTATACTTACTTATGGTCAAACGGACAAACCACTTCCACCGCAACAGGTTTAACCGCAGGTAATGTGAGCGTGGTGGTGACAGACAGCAACGGTTGCCAAACCAACAAAACCGCCACCATTCCAACAGTTAGTTCTTTGGGGTTATTGAATTTTAACACAATAACCGCATCTTGCTTTGATTGTGATGGTTCGTTTACAATGAATATCTCAGGTGGATCTGCACCATATTATTATTCTGTTTCCAACGGATATACGGTAACAACCAATTCCACATCAATAACACTAACAGGACTTTGTCCTACTGTATATACAGTTCAGGTTTTTGATAACGGATATTGCCAAATAACAGAATCAGTTGCAATTCTTTCAGATGGTGCATTTACAATAGATTCAGTAAATGTGAATAATTCCACTTGTGGCAATAACGGTTCTATTGAAGTGAATATCAATTCACCATCAGGTACCATATTAACATATACCCTTACAGGTGGAACCAGTGGATCTGTGACCACCATTACAACTCAGTCATCCTCACACACCTTTGATAATTTATCGGGTGATACGTATTACTTAAAAGTAATATCTAATGAGGGTTGTGAATATAATCAGACCATTGTAATTGCCAATCAAGATCCATTTAACGTATCCATTTCAACAACGGGTGCTACTTGTGGTGGAACAAATGGAATCTTTACCGCCACGGTAACATCAGGAGTTACCGCAGTTGCATTTCCTTTAATTTATTCTTTAACAGATACCACCTCAGGTACCATAATTGAACAAAGCTTAAACAACTTCTCAAGCGCATTTACCAATAATGAATTATCTGAGGGAAGTTATAGTTTATCTGTTGAAGATAATAATGGTTGCACGTCAACAACAAGTTTTTCAATAAGTGGAACGCCAGAGATTGATTTTATATTGACGGGGGTTGATTGTACGTTGGGTATTGACGGATCCGCAACGGTATCAATCTATGACGGGGAACCACCTTTCACTTATTTATGGAATAACGGACAAACAGGATCCACCATTACAGGATTATCAGGTGGAACATACACCGTAACCTTAACCGATGCAAACGGTTGTTCAAAAACAAAGGCAGTTTCAATTATATGCAAACCAAATAACGTTGCATGTTATGAAATATTTGAAATTTGTGAATCAGGTTTTGTAACCACATCCAAACAAAAACGAGGTTTATCCGAAATGCTAAATGAATCTTATATGGATTTAATTAGCGGAAGTACAGGTTGTACATTAAACACTGCTGAATTTTCTGTTAATGTGGTGTTAACTGGTGACGGTATCAGTTATAATATAACCGAAAGTTTTTATACAGGAACAACTCTAAATGATGTTCCAACAGATAGTCAATATAGAAATGCGATTAGAGATATATTGAACACCATATCTGAAATTGAAAGTTTTAGACTGAATTTGAACACAAATACTTTACAAATATTTTCTGACTGTAATGGGGATGAAGACCCATTAAGAGACGCCTATTTTAAATTAACATTATCAATTGACTATGACATAGATTGTTTAAGTTAAATAAATGAATATAAAATAGTAATTAAAAATATATTTTTCATTAAAAGATGTATTTATTATATAAACACGGAAGTAGATGTCGCAGGTAATAATTAGGTTAACTCTCAGTTCAAACGCTGTAGGCCCTTTTAATATATATACAGGTTCAACCTCCACAACACCTATTGAAACGGGTATAACCCGTGATCAGATAGTTGCGGGGGTAGTTTTAGATTTACCTGGATCACCCTCGGGAATTCAATATACGATTTTTGTAGTTAACAAACAACCTGGTTGTAATGATGAAACGGTTTCCAAGAAAATAGTTGTTGTTGAAGATGTCACACCAACTCCTACACCTACGGTTACATTAACTGGATTTACGCAAACACCAACTCCTACACCAACCAATACTCCAACGGTAACATTAACATTAACAAGTACTGCACCTGCCACGGCAACTCCAACACCTACTGAAACTGCGGGTGTAACTAATACTCCGACACCGACACTAACGTTAACTCCAACGCAGACAGTTACAAATACACCAACAGCGAGTAGTACACCAACACAAACGTTAACGAACACACCTACGCCAAGTGAAACACCTGCGGTGACTTCAACTCCAACACAAACGGTTACTAACACACCAACAGTGACTAGTACTCCGACTCAAACAGTAACTAATACACCGACAGTAACTAGTACTCCGACTCAAACAGTAACTAATACACCTACAGTTACCAGTACACCAACACAAACGCTAACGAACACACCTACGCCAAGTGAAACACCAGCGGTGACTAATACTCCGACACAAACAATTACTAGTACACCAACACAAACAGTGAGTAGTACGCCAACTAATACACCAACGGTGACTGCCACACCTACTCAAACTGTAACTAATACACCAAGTAATACTCCAACTCAGACGGTAACAAATACACCGACAGTAACAGCGACACCAACACAAACTTTGACCAATACTCCAACTGTAACTGCGACTCCGACTCAAACGGTAACTAATACACCTACGGTAACTGCGACACCAACACAGACGGTAAGTAGTACTCCAACTAATACACCGACAATAACTTCAACGCCGACACAAACGGTAAGTAATACTCCAACTAGTACACCTACAGTAACGAGTACACCTACTCAAACTGTGACTAATACACCAACAATAACCGCAACACCTACACAGACGGTAAGTAATACTCCAACTAATACCCCGACTGTAACTAGTACTCCAACTCAGACGGTAACTAACACGCCAACAATTACAAGTACACCAACTTCTACAGTAACAGCGACACCAACACAAACGGTAAGTAATACGCCTACAAATACACCAACTGTAACTGCAACACCAACACAAACGGTAACTAATACGCCGACAGTAACGACTACACCTACACAAACAGTGACTAGTACACCTACGGTAACTGCGACACCAACTTCTACAGTAACAGCAACACCGACACAGACGGTGACTAGTACTCCAACTAATACGCCGACAGTAACGAGCACGCCAACTCAAACAGTAACTAATACGCCTACGATAACCGCAACTCCGACTCAAACGGTAACTAATACACCAACGGTAACATCAACACCAACTCAGACAGTTACTAGTACTCCTACGGTAACGGCGACACCAACCTCAACGGTAACAGCGACACCAACACAAACGGTAAGTAGTACTCCGACTAATACACCGACAGTAACGAGCACGCCGACAACAACAATAACTGCGACTCCAACTCAGACGGTGACTAGTACTCCTACGGTAACAGCTACTCCAACACAAACGGTAAGTAATACGCCAACACAAACAGTAACTAGCACGCCAACTAACACGCCAACAATTACAAGTACACCAACGAGTACACCGACCTTAACTGTGACTGCGACTCCAACGGAAACAGTTCCAGCAACAACACCTACTCCGACTAGTACTTCTGCGGGAACACCAACAACTGCCTATCTATTAATTGAACCTGATACAATTGCGGGTGATATTGGTACATATATGGCAGGACAAGGTGCTGGTTTCTATGGATTTACTAATGGATTGGCACCAACATCAAACACAGATATTGGTCATTATTTAGATTATTATAGTCTAAATGCAGGAACAGGAAGTGTACCTGTGATTATCACTCAAACAATACCTCAAAGTACTGGTGGTAATGACAGTGAAGGTAATGCGATAGTACAGTACAATTTTGTTACAACTGAAGTATCAGGTGGTACTGTACCGGGTAATGCTTGGTATACTTGGGTAATTCCCGATGAAGGTATTGGTGGCGGTGGAAACCGACAAGTTAGTATAGATTTTTCTAATGGAAACGGACCGAACACTTTTGTTACTGCGAGTATGGCATCATCAGTATATACTTATAGTGTAAATAATCCAGGTGGTTCATTTGCTCCTGGAACATATAGATTATATACTACATTTACTGATCAGGGAGTAAGATTGGATAACACAACAAACACATTGTATTTTAAAGGAAACACAGTGTCATAAAAAATAACCAAAAAAAAACGTACATATAGTTTTTGATATGTATTTATGTTAAAGAAAATAGTAGAGAATGTCTTTTGTATATAAAAACCCTTTATCATCTATAAATATTAGTACACCTGATTCGGTATTAAGGGATAAGACCTTTGGTACTAATTTTAGCGTGTTACAGATTGGGGGTTATATGGAGGTATATACTCTCCAAGACCTTATTTATACCGTTCCGAGTGGTTCTACGGGGGTTATTGAATTTACGGGAAATACGATACCCATTCAATATTCAAAAAGAACTTTAGCTTTTTTACCTGATATTTTAACATTAAATTCCGATAATATTTCGTCAGGTCGTAGAAGACTTGGTATGTTGGTTTATGTTCACGAAACACAAAAAACATATCAATATACGATACCTAATTTTGAAAGTTTATGGAATTCGGCTTCGGGATCAACAACTGAAGGTACTTATGGTACAACTGTATCAACAACTACTGCGGGTGGTACGGCATTTATTGATGCGTGGTTAGATTCATCAATTGAAGGTGTTAGTGGAGTAACAAGAGATAATGCACGTTGGAAAATATTCTACGGAACAGATATTACCGTAACAGGTGGTACATACAATAATGCAACAGGTGTTGCTACCTTCTCAAACACAACAGGTGGAACTTTTACTGTTACAGGTTTCACGACAGGTTCAACAACAACTTCCATATCGGGTATCACATATGGTGGTGATTATGATTTAGATTTAGCCAATACAGATGGGTCATCAGATACGGTGACCTTACCGTTTATTAGTGGTTCCAGTTATTCTGCTGGCACATTAACATTAAGTTATGCTGGTGGACTTGAAACGGACCTTATTGTTACGGGTTTTGTTTCATCAGATATTTCGGTTACGGGTGGTACTTTTGCGGCAAATACTTTAACCCTTACGAAATCAGACGATTCAACGGTAGTAATCACTGGATTTACAAGTGAAGACACTTATTTAACGGGAGCGACTTATTCACCAACGACATTAACATTAGGAATGTCGGATGGTACGACTTTCCAAGTTACAGGTTTTTCTGCGTCAATTACAGGTGGAACATACGCTGACGGTGAAATCACATTAGATAAAGATGATGATAGTTCAGTAACCGTAACTGGTTTGGATATCTTAACTCATTTTGATTATGTGGAAGCATCAGGTGTAACCAATAATACGGTTGTTGATGTGACGAGTTTAAGTTTATATCAATCGGTTGCATATGATTATGTTATTAATGATGGTACAAATTATAGATCAGGAGAAGTTCATGCGGTATGGGATGGAACTCAAGTTCAATTTAATGATGTATCAACAATAGATATTGGATCAACCGCGGCATTTGAGTGGACATTTGATATTTCAGGTGGAAATGCAAGATTAATAGCCAGCGTCTCAAGTGGTTCATGGGACGTTAGATTAGGAAAGAACCAGCTATAAAAATAAACTGCTAAAAAAAACAAAAAAATGGCAAATGAATTAGTAGCAAGAAATGGTTTGAGAGTGTCGGGATCGACATTCCTACAAACAGTTTCTACAGACCAAAATTTGTTGAATAGTGTATTAGCAATCGACCCGTCAACTAGAGAAGTAAAACTTCTCGCGGCAGCCGGACTTGACAGTCAGGTGTTCGTAAGTGGCGGAACGGTTACGGGCACTGGAGACAAAGATCTCTTGTTTACAAACACAACAGGAGGAACATTTACCGTTACCAATGGTAACGTATTTTTAACAGGTGGCACTTATGATGATGCTGCCGGACAAATAACTTTCACAAACAACAGTGGAGGTACATTTCAAGTTGGCGGTTGGGATTACTTCTCTGCTGCAACAATTTCATCTAATCAAATCACGTTGACGGACAACGGTGGTGCAGATACTAACTTACAAGTAGTCGCAATCACAGGATTAACTGATTATTCTGCAGATAGTGGAGTATGGGGTGTTTCTTATGCAGGTACAGGTGCAATCTCAACATCACCATTAGAATTACCATTTATTACTGGTGGTTCTTACAATGCAGGTACAATCAGTTTAGGTATTAAAGATGGTTTAGAAAGTGCAATTCAGATCACAGGATTAACAAATACCGATACTCACGTAACAGGCGGTACGTTAACTCAATCTACTGGTGAAGTAGAATTAACTTTCAATCAAGGATATGGTCCTGTAACATTAACAGGTGCATTTGAATTTGTGACGGGTGGTACATTAACAGATAATGGTATTACTTTAGAAACTAATTTAGGTAATACAGATTCATTAGGTACAGTTACTGCTTTAACAGGTTTAACTCAAACTAATAATGATGTATCTTTTGCAGGTTCTAACGGTGCAACTGGAAGTATTGCGATTGATGCAGTTACTGGTGGTACATTTGATCCTTCAACAGGTATTATTACAGTAGAAGGTTCTAACAATATTTCAAATATTGATTTAGGTACTGACTTTGTAACAGGTGTAACTGAAGCGAACAACATTATTACTGTTGGTAACGCAGGTGCAGGAACAACCGACTACAACATTCAAGCATTTACAGGTGCAACTATTTCAGATAATGATATTACTTTATCAGGTTCTGACTTAATTGATGTAACACTTAACGTAAGTGCGATTACTGAAGTGGCTTATAGTGATTGGGGAATTTCAGGTTCTTCATTTAATGTTGCAGCACCTTCATTTGAATTACCATTTATTACTGGTGGTTCATATAATCAAGGTACAGGTGACTTAACATTATCAATTAATGGTGGTGTTGAATCAGATATCGTAATTTCAGGATTTGAAGGTGCAGATACTTACGTAACTGGTGGTACATTATCACAAGCGGCAGGTACTGTAACTTTGGAATATACTGATGGTGATTTCGGACCTGTAACATTAACAGGTGCATTTGAATTTGTAACAGGTGGTACACTTTTAGATAACGCAATTACTTTAGAAACTAATTTAGGGAATACAGATTCATTAGGTACTGTTACGGCTTTAACAGGTTTAACTCAGACTAACAATGATGTGTCTTTTGTAGGTTCTAATGGTGCTACTGGAAGTATCGCAATTGATGCAATTACGGGTGCAACATTTAGTTTGGCTACAGGTGACATTACTTGGGAGGGATCAAACAGTTATGATGCTACATTATCATTAGGTACTGATTTCGTAACAGGAGTTACTGAAGCGAACAACGTAATCTCGGTTACTAAAAATGGTGGTGCGGTAGTTAATTCAACTATTCAAGCAATCACAGGTATTTCATACTCATCAGATTGGGCGGTATCATTCTCAGGAACAGGTACATTAAGTACTTCACCATTTGAATTACCATTTATTACTGGTGGTACTTATGCAGGTAATCCTGGTCAAACAGGAACACTTACTTTAGGTATTAATGGTGGATTAGAATCTGATATTACAATTACAGGTTTCTCAGGATCGGATACTTTTGTAACGGGTGCAACTGTAGAATATTCTGCGGCAACTCTTACAAGAAATGATGATAGTGATATTAAAATTTCATCTGAACAAACCCTTCGTGTAACAGGGTCAGGTGCTTCAGGAACATTATTTAATGTTTCACCATCTGATTATAAGGCAGTTCATGTAGAATACACAATGACTGATGGTACTGCTGCACGTTCAGGTTTCTTTACTGCTATTTTCCACAATAGTGGAGTAGAATACGCAGATTGGTCAACTATGGATTTAGGAACATTTGGAACTAATCCTGAATTGGCGGCAGATGCGAGTGGTAATGTTACCTTTAGTGGAGGTGCTGGTTTATCCATAATTGCTAATACAAGAGCGGTTGCGATAAATGCTTAATATTATAGTTAAAAATATGGTGGGAGTGTTTACTTCCACCATATTTATAGCCAAATTTTTTAACATAGAAAAATGTCAAGAGAACTAGTAGCAAGAAACGGATTATCAGTAAGTGGAAAGACTTTTATTTCTACCGTTGACCTCAATAACAACATAAACCAAGTTGTTGTAATTGATGGTAGCGAGTTGAAATATAGAGAAGTTTCTTCCTTGCCTGATACGTTTGTTACAGGTGGTACTTATAATGATACAAATGGTACTGCGACATTTACTAATAATACGGGAGGGACCTTCAATGTTACAGGATTTTTCACTTCCGCAAACACAATCAATATTTACAACACAGATGCAAGTTTCACATCTGAAAGATTTGCGAACTTAGATGGTAATACCTTACACTTAACGGGTGGTAGTGTAAATGTTGATTATATTGATTTTACACCTTTTGAATCAACAGGTGTTACATCTTCAGAGGGTAGAGTTTATTTTGATCTTGATTATGAAACATTAGTTATTTATAACGCCTATTCAGACACTTCATTACAAGTAGGTCAAGAGAATTGGTTTAGAGTTAAAAATCAATCAGGACAACAGATAGACAATGGTGTTGTAGTTATGGCATCAGGTACCACAGGTAATTCAGGAAGAATATTAATTGCTTCCGCAATAACTGACGGGTCATTTCCTGCGGATTATGTTATAGGTGTTGCAACTCACGACATCACCAACGGAGGAGATGGATGGGTAACGGCATTTGGTGAAGTTAGAGATATTGATACAAGAGGACAAAATGGTGAAACGTGGTTAGATGGTGATATTTTATATTCTGATCCAACAAGACCTGGTGGATTAACAAATGTTCAACCTGCCGAGCCCGCAATCAAAACAAAAGTCGCGATAGTATTAAAAGCATCATCTAACGGCTCAATCTTTGTAAGACCTGATTTCACACCTAATTTAAGTGAGATTAATGATGTTGACACATCAACAGCGAATGTTGGTCAGGTATTAACATATAGTGGTTCAGGAATATATAATTTCCAAGACACAAACAACATTTATAATAATGACGGTACACTACAGTCAGAAAGAGTAGTGGACCAAGACGGAAATCACCTTACTTTTAGTGGTGATTCGGGAGTTTCCATAGGTACAGGAACAACATCTCCCGTATGTGCAATTTTAGAATTGGCAAGTACCAATCAAGGGTTATTAATACCAAGAATGACTCAAGCACAAAGAATAAGTATACCAAGTCCATTACCTGGTTTATTGGTTTACTGTACGGATTCCTCGGCAGAAGATTTAGAAGGTTTATATATGTATAAGTCTTTGGGTTGGGTGAATATCCTATAACAGCCTTTATATTAAGGATTAATTAAAACCAAAAAAAACAAAAAAATGGCAGCAAACGGTTTAAATTACAATTCCTCGAACGAACTAAGGTTTACGACGAACACGGTTACACGTGAGATTATCGATTCATCAGGTAACCACGGTTTCGGTGTTTTAACGCCAACAAATTTAGTTGATATTTCGGGGTCAACTTCAACACCTCTAAAAATTAGAGGTCTTTCGGATGAAACAGCAAAACAACGTGTTCTTGTAACAGACACTGATGGTGTTGTATCATACCGTGATGATTTACTTGCGGCTTCAGGTATCTCTTATGATAGTTCATGGGGAATAACCGTTGAAGATACTGCAGGTTCTACATCAGCAAGTTTTGAATTACCTTTTATTACAGGTGGTTCATATAATGCAGGAACAGATACTTTAACATTAGGTATTAACGGAAATCTTGAATCGGCAATTACGATTTCAGGTTTTGAAGATGCGGATACATTTGTTACTGGTGGTACTTTATCACAAGCAGCGGGTACTGTAACCTTAGAATACACTGATGGAGATTTCGGTCCTGTAACATTAACAGGTGCGTTTGATTTCGTAACAGGTGGTACTTTAGCTAACAACCAAATTACATTAGAAAAGAACGTTGGATCTAATGATGTATTAGGTACAGTTGTGGCATTTACTGCGTTTACCCAAACAGGAAATGATGTACAATTTGACGGTTCAAATGTTAGTTCAGACACATTTGAAATCAATGCAATTACAGGTGCAACTTTCAGTTTGGCAACAGGTAATATTAGTTGGGCGGGTTCAAACACTTATGATGCAACATTATCATTAGGTACTGATTTCGTAACAGGTGTTACTGAAGCGAACAACGTAATCTCTGTTACTAAAAACGGTGGTGCAACTGTTACTTCAACAATTCAAGCTATTACTGGTGCGAGTTATGATAACGATTGGGGAATTGACGTATCAGGAACGGGCACTATTACTTCAGATTTTGAATTACCATTTATTACGGGTGGTTCATATAATGCAGGAACAGATACTTTAACATTAGTAATCAATGGAGGTCTTGAAAGTGACATTACTATTTCAGGTTTTGAAGGTGCGGATACATTCGTTACTGGTGGAACATTAACTCAGGCAGGTGGTACAATTGCTTTAGGTAGAAATGATAATGTAACTGTTAACTTATCAGGTGCATTTACTTTTGTAACAGGTGCTTCTTATAGTGCAGGATCATTAACACTTACATTAAATGATAATTCAACTGATGTTGTTTCAGGTTTAGAATTCACATTATCTGATGGTTCTAACACTCAAACTGTACAACTTGGAGATACTTTAGTAGTTGCAGGTGGTTCAGGTTTAACATCAACAGTTACAGCAACTGACACAGTTACATTAAATATTGGTCAAGGTGCGGGTATTGTTGTAGGTGCAGATGATATTTCTCACTACAATTCAGGTGCGGCACCTTCGGATATTGCAAGTGACAATTCTAACGGTGTTGTAATTCAAGATGTTGCATTTAATTTTGATACGTTTGGTCACGTAACAGGTGCAACAGTTGGAACAGTTGATTTGGATAACAGATATTATGCATTTACAACAATTGGTGTACCTGAGGGTGCGAACGTTGAGGCAGATGCATATAATGATACATTAACATTTGTATCAAATGATGGTTCAGTAAGAATTAGTGGTAACTCAACTTCAGATACTATTAACTTTGAAGTTATTGAAAGTGCGATTGATATCTTTATATTAGATGCAGATTCAGGAACACCTGAAACAGTTAACGGTGGTGACACTGTAACAATCGCAGGTGGTGTAGGTCTTTCAACAGTAGTTGGTGCGACTGATACAGTAACTATCAATATTGATAACACAGGTGTATCGGCAGGAAATTATGGTAGTTCATCAGAAGTACCTGTATTTGATGTTAACGCACAAGGACAGATTACTGGTGTAACTAATACTACTATTGACGGTTCTGCAATTGATAATAACACAATTACTTTTGATGGTACAACAGGATCTAATCCTGCGGTTGCATTGAATGGTACATTAACACTTATCTCTTCAGATAATTCTGTTGTTATTTCAGGTGGAACAGGTACATTAGATATTACTGTTGATGACACTAATATTGATAACATCTATACTGCTGATGGTACATTAACAGGTAATAGAGTAGTTACTCAAAATAATAATTCACTTTCATTTACAGGTGGTGATTTCTCTGTAGACGGAACAACATTTAATGTTGATGACTCGGCGAACGCTGTAGGTGTTGGAGTTTCTACTCCTGCTGCTTCTGCGGTATTAGAGGTTGCGTCTACTACTAAAGGTTTCTTATTCCCAAGAATGACTGAAACACAGAGAGGTAATATAGGTTCACCAGCGACTGGTTTGATGGTATATCAAACAGATGGTGATGAAGGTGTATATATTTATAAATCATTTGGATGGGTACAAGTAATATAATTTTTTTTGTTAAAAAAATATGTTACAACTGAGGTTCAATATATTTATAAATAACCAATAAATAAGGAGGGAGAAAATCCCTCCTTTAGCCTAAAAAATTAAAGATGGCCAACGACGGAATATATTATAGTCAGAACGAAGGATTACTTTTTAACACGAATAGCACTAATCGTGTAAGAATTGCTACAGGAGGAACAATAACTTTTAGTGGTGATGTCTATATTCAAGATACATTAACTATCTATGACGTACCTACGGGTACTTCTAATGAAGTTTTGGTGTGGAATGAGTCTACATCAAGAGTTGAGAGAAAAACCGCGGCTGCGACTTCAGGAACAAGTGGATCTTCGGGATCAAGCGGAACTTCAGGTTCTTCGGGAAGTAGTGGGTCATCTGGAACTTCAGGATCTTCAGGTTCGTCGGGAACAAGTGGTTCATCTGGTACTAGTGGAACTTCAGGATCTTCAGGTAGTTCTGGTTCTAGCGGTTCTTCAGGTAGTTCTGGTACAAGTGGATCTTCAGGAACAAGCGGTACCTCAGGTTCAAGTGGAAGTTCAGGAACTAGCGGTACATCGGGATCTTCAGGTTCTAGCGGTACATCAGGTACTAGTGGAAGTTCGGGAACTAGCGGTACATCTGGTTCTAGTGGTTCATCCGGTACTTCAGGATCATCAGGAAGTTCGGGATCAAGTGGTACATCAGGATCCTCAGGTAGTTCAGGAACATCAGGATCTAGTGGCACGTCAGGTTCTTCAGGAACTTCAGGTTCTAGCGGGAGTAGTGGTTCATCCGGTACTTCAGGAACTAGTGGAAGTAGTGGAACATCAGGATCATCTGGTAGTAGTGGAACTTCGGGTTCTTCAGGTTCAAGTGGTTCTAGTGGTAGTTCAGGATCATCAGGTTCAGCCGGTACCTCAGGTACTAGCGGTAGTAGTGGTACGTCAGGATCTTCAGGATCAAGTGGTTCTAGTGGTAGTTCAGGTTCAAGTGGTACATCAGGTAGTTCGGGATCTAGCGGTTCTTCTGGTACTAGTGGTACGTCAGGTTCATCTGGTACATCAGGAACGAGTGGTTCGTCAGGTTCTTCTGGAAGTAGTGGAAGTTCAGGAAGTAGTGGTACATCTGGTTCTTCGGGAAGTTCAGGTTCATCAGGGTCGTCAGGATCATCAGGTACTAGTGGATCTTCAGGAACAAGCGGCACCTCAGGTTCAAGTGGAACATCAGGTACTTCAGGAAGTTCTGGATCCTCAGGTTCAGCCGGTACCTCGGGTACTAGCGGTAGCAGTGGAAGTTCGGGAAGTAGTGGAACTTCAGGAACATCAGGATCTTCAGGTTCATCGGGAACTAGTGGTACGTCAGGTTCAAGTGGATCTAGCGGATCATCAGGTTCTTCAGGAACAAGCGGCACCTCGGGTACTAGCGGTAGTAGTGGCACGTCAGGAACTTCAGGTTCTAGTGGTACATCAGGATCAAGTGGATCGTCAGGTTCATCTGGTTCTAGCGGAAGTAGTGGTTCGTCTGGTACTTCGGGCAGTAGTGGAACCTCAGGTACATCAGGTTCTAGTGGAAGCAGCGGAACAAGCGGCACCTCAGGTTCAAGTGGTAGTTCAGGATCATCAGGTTCGTCTGGTACATCAGGAAGTAGCGGAACAAGTGGGTCATCGGGTAGTTCTGGTTCTAGCGGTTCTTCGGGATCAAGTGGTAGTAGTGGATCAAGTGGTACATCAGGCACTTCAGGAAGTTCTGGTTCCTCAGGGTCAAGTGGTAGTTCAGGTTCGTCTGGTACATCAGGATCATCTGGTACTAGTGGAAGTTCGGGAACTAGCGGTACATCTGGTTCTAGTGGGTCATCAGGTTCAAGTGGAAGTAGCGGTAGTAGTGGAACGTCAGGTTCATCAGGAACAAGCGGTACCTCAGGGTCAAGTGGTACATCAGGATCAAGTGGATCTTCCGGTTCATCAGGTACTTCAGGAACTAGCGGTTCTTCGGGTTCATCAGGAACTAGTGGAAGCAGTGGAACATCAGGTTCTTCGGGATCAAGCGGTTCATCAGGAAGTTCTGGTTCTAGTGGTACTTCAGGATCATCAGGAACTAGCGGAACATCTGGTTCTTCAGGTACGTCAGGTAGCAGTGGTTCAAGTGGGTCATCAGGTACTAGTGGTACGTCAGGAACATCAGGATCTTCGGGAAGTTCTGGTTCAAGTGGATCATCAGGTTCTTCAGGAACAAGCGGTACCTCAGGTTCTAGCGGAAGTTCGGGTACTAGTGGTTCTTCAGGATCATCAGGTAGTTCAGGTGTAAGTGGTGCTAGTGGTACTAGTGGATCTTCAGGAACTAGTGGTAGTAGTGGTTCTTCAGGATCAAGTGGTAGTAGTGGATCATCTGGTACATCAGGTTCATCGGGAACTAGTGGAAGTAGTGGTACTTCAGGATCATCAGGAAGTTCGGGATCATCTGGATCTTCAGGAACATCAGGTTCTAGTGGTAGTAGTGGTACGTCAGGTTCATCTGGTTCAAGCGGTTCTTCGGGATCATCTGGTACATCAGGATCTTCAGGTAGTTCAGGTTCAAGTGGTACATCAGGATCTTCAGGTACTAGTGGAAGTAGCGGGTCATCAGGTACTAGTGGTAGTTCAGGATCTTCGGGAAGTTCTGGTTCAAGTGGTACATCAGGAAGTTCAGGGTCAAGTGGAACATCAGGATCTTCAGGTACTAGTGGAAGTAGCGGGTCATCAGGTTCAGCCGGTACCTCGGGTACTAGCGGTAGCAGTGGAAGTTCGGGAAGTAGTGGTACATCAGGTACTTCTGGATCATCAGGTACTAGTGGAAGTTCGGGAACGAGCGGTACATCTGGTTCGTCTGGTAGTTCAGGATCAAGTGGAACATCAGGTTCTTCAGGAAGTTCGGGAACCAGTGGTAGTTCAGGATCATCTGGAACGAGTGGTTCATCAGGTAGTTCGGGTTCAAGTGGATCTTCAGGTACTAGTGGAACATCTGGTAGTTCAGGTACATCAGGTTCTTCTGGATCATCAGGTACTAGTGGAAGTTCGGGAACGAGCGGTACATCTGGTTCGTCTGGTAGTTCAGGTACATCAGGTTCGTCAGGATCTTCAGGTAGTAGTGGTTCAAGTGGAACTAGCGGTTCTTCTGGATCATCAGGTACTAGTGGAAGTTCGGGAACGAGCGGTACATCTGGTTCGTCTGGTAGTTCAGGATCAAGTGGTTCATCCGGTACTTCAGGTACTAGCGGTAGTAGTGGAACTAGTGGTTCATCAGGTACGTCAGGAACAAGTGGGTCAAGTGGTAGTAGCGGAACATCAGGTTCTTCGGGAAGTTCAGGTACTAGTGGAACTAGCGGTTCATCAGGTAGTTCGGGTTCAAGTGGAACTAGCGGTTCTTCTGGATCATCAGGTTCAGCCGGTACCTCAGGTACTAGCGGTAGTAGTGGAACATCAGGTTCTTCAGGAAGTTCGGGAACCAGTGGTAGTTCAGGATCATCTGGAACTAGTGGTTCATCAGGTACGTCAGGAACGAGTGGGTCATCTGGTAGTTCAGGATCTTCGGGAAGTTCTGGTTCAAGTGGATCATCAGGTTCTTCAGGAACGAGTGGATCAAGTGGCACCTCAGGTACTAGCGGTAGTAGTGGTACGTCAGGTACTTCTGGATCATCAGGTTCTAGTGGAACGTCAGGATCTAGTGGTACTTCAGGAACAAGCGGATCTTCAGGTTCGTCCGGTACATCAGGTTCATCTGGCACAAGCGGTACTTCAGGTTCTAGCGGTTCATCAGGTACATCAGGAAGTAGTGGTAGTTCTGGTTCTTCAGGATCTAGCGGTACTTCAGGGTCAAGTGGAACGTCAGGTTCAAGCGGGTCATCAGGATCTAGCGGTACCTCAGGTTCTTCAGGTTCTAGTGGAAGTTCGGGATCTAGCGGTACTTCAGGGTCTAGTGGTAGTAGTGGAACTTCAGGAAGTTCTGGTTCTTCAGGATCTAGCGGTACTTCAGGGTCTAGTGGTAGTAGTGGAACATCAGGTTCATCTGGCACAAGCGGTACTTCAGGTTCTAGTGGTAGTTCAGGTACAAGCGGAACATCTGGTTCTTCTGGTACGTCAGGTACTTCGGGTAGTTCAGGTTCTAGTGGTAGTAGTGGAACATCAGGAAGTTCAGGATCTTCGGGTTCATCGGGTACTTCAGGTTCTTCTGGTTCAAGTGGAACGTCAGGAACTTCAGGATCAAGCGGTAGTTCGGGTTCGTCAGGAAGTAGTGGATCTTCAGGTACTAGCGGATCGTCTGGTACAAGCGGAACCTCAGGTTCATCGGGTACTTCAGGTAGTAGTGGGTCATCTGGTACATCAGGAAGTTCAGGGTCATCTGGAACATCAGGTTCTTCGGGATCAAGCGGTACATCAGGAACGAGTGGATCAAGCGGTACATCAGGAAGTTCGGGTACAAGCGGTACTTCAGGATCTTCGGGTTCAAGTGGGTCATCTGGTAGTTCAGGTTCGTCTGGTACTTCAGGTAGTAGTGGATCAAGTGGAACATCGGGTTCAAGTGGGTCATCAGGTTCAGCCGGTACCTCAGGTACTAGCGGTAGTTCAGGATCATCAGGTACATCAGGATCAAGCGGAAGTAGTGGTACCTCAGGTTCATCTGGTTCGGCAGGTACGTCAGGTACTAGTGGTAGTAGTGGAACTTCAGGAACTAGCGGGTCTTCAGGGTCTTCAGGCACTAGCGGTAGTTCAGGATCATCTGGTACTAGTGGATCGTCAGGTACAAGCGGAACATCAGGTTCTTCGGGATCAAGCGGATCTTCAGGTTCTTCAGGAACTAGTGGTAGTTCAGGATCTAGTGGATCATCAGGTTCGTCTGGTACATCGGGATCAAGTGGGTCTTCAGGTACTAGTGGAAGTAGTGGAACTTCAGGAACGTCTGGTAGTTCAGGTACATCAGGTTCGTCAGGGTCATCAGGTTCCTCAGGAAGTAGTGGATCTTCAGGAGTTAGTGGTGTAAGTGGAACTTCAGGAACAAGTGGATCTTCAGGTACTAGCGGAAGTTCTGGTTCTTCGGGATCTAGCGGTAGTAGTGGTACATCAGGTTCGTCAGGAAGCAGTGGAACCTCAGGTTCTAGTGGTTCATCTGGTACAAGTGGAACGTCAGGTTCTTCAGGGTCTAGCGGTAGTAGTGGATCTAGTGGAACATCGGGTTCAAGCGGGTCATCAGGTTCAGCCGGTACCTCGGGTACTAGCGGTAGTAGTGGTACTTCAGGGACATCAGGAAGTTCAGGGTCAAGTGGTACTAGTGGTTCTTCGGGATCATCAGGTAGTTCAGGTACAAGCGGTACCTCAGGTTCTTCAGGTTCTAGTGGAAGTTCAGGTACTAGCGGATCATCAGGTTCATCGGGAACTAGTGGAAGCAGTGGTTCTTCAGGGTCTAGCGGTACCTCAGGTTCTTCTGGTACTAGTGGTACATCAGGATCAAGTGGTTCAAGCGGTAGTTCAGGAACTAGTGGATCATCAGGAAGTTCTGGTTCTTCAGGTTCAAGTGGGTCGTCGGGTACCAGTGGAAGTAGTGGTTCAAGTGGATCTTCAGGTACTAGTGGATCGTCTGGTACAAGCGGAACCTCAGGTTCTTCGGGTAGTTCAGGAACTAGTGGATCGTCTGGTACAAGCGGAACCTCAGGTTCTTCGGGTAGTTCAGGAACTAGTGGATCATCAGGAAGTTCTGGTTCTTCAGGTACTAGTGGAACGTCAGGTTCAAGCGGGTCATCAGGAACTTCAGGATCAAGCGGTAGTTCGGGTAGTTCAGGAACTAGTGGATCATCAGGAAGTTCTGGTTCTTCAGGTACTAGTGGAACATCTGGTTCATCAGGCACATCAGGAACGAGTGGATCATCGGGTAGTTCGGGATCTAGCGGTTCTTCAGGGTCATCTGGTTCGTCGGGTACCAGTGGAAGCAGTGGTTCAAGCGGAACATCAGGATCATCAGGTAGTTCAGGAACGAGCGGTACCTCAGGTTCATCTGGTACATCTGGTACATCTGGAAGTTCAGGTACAAGCGGAACGTCAGGTTCTTCTGGTTCAAGTGGTACATCAGGAAGTTCTGGTTCTAGTGGTACTTCAGGATCTTCAGGGTCAAGTGGTTCATCAGGAACTAGCGGAAGCAGTGGAACATCAGGTACGTCTGGTAGTTCAGGTAGTAGTGGTTCTTCGGGATCTAGCGGTAGTAGTGGTAGTTCAGGAACATCAGGTTCAAGCGGAACATCAGGGTCATCAGGTAGTTCGGGATCAAGTGGATCTTCAGGGACTAGTGGTGTGAGTGGTGACAGTGGAACTTCTGGAACTTCAGGTTCATCTGGTACTTCGGGAACTAGCGGTAGTAGTGGTAGTTCAGGAACATCAGGTTCAAGCGGAACATCAGGGTCATCAGGAAGTTCAGGTTCTTCGGGGTCATCAGGATCTAGTGGTACCTCAGGTTCAAGTGGTAGTAGTGGAACAAGCGGATCATCAGGTTCAAGTGGAACTAGTGGTTCATCAGGTTCGTCGGGAACGAGCGGTACCTCAGGTTCAAGTGGTACATCAGGAACTAGTGGATCTTCAGGATCAAGTGGAACCTCTGGTTCTAGTGGAAGTAGTGGTACTTCAGGTAGTTCAGGAACAAGTGGATCATCTGGTAGTTCAGGTTCGTCTGGTACTTCAGGTAGTAGTGGTTCAAGTGGGTCATCAGGTACTAGTGGTAGTAGTGGATCTTCAGGTACTAGTGGTAGTTCGGGAACAAGCGGTACTTCAGGTTCTTCTGGTACTAGTGGTACATCAGGATCAAGCGGTAGTAGTGGAACATCAGGTTCTTCGGGATCAAGCGGTTCTTCAGGTACTAGCGGTAGTTCAGGATCATCAGGAAGTTCTGGTTCTAGTGGTACGTCAGGAACATCAGGATCTTCGGGTACAAGTGGAACATCAGGAACAAGCGGTTCTTCAGGTTCTTCAGGAACTAGTGGATCATCAGGTTCGTCAGGTACATCTGGATCAAGTGGGTCGTCAGGATCGTCAGGTACTAGCGGTAGTAGTGGTAGTTCAGGTACTAGCGGATCATCGGGAAGTAGTGGGTCTAGCGGAACTTCAGGTACATCGGGTTCAAGTGGATCGTCAGGTACTAGCGGAAGTTCAGGTTCATCTGGTACTAGTGGTAGTTCAGGGTCAAGCGGAACAAGCGGTTCATCAGGATCATCAGGTAGTTCAGGTGTAAGCGGTGCAAGCGGTACATCAGGTTCTTCAGGAACTAGTGGTAGTTCAGGATCTAGTGGTTCATCAGGTACTAGTGGTAGTAGTGGGTCTAGCGGAACTTCAGGTTCATCAGGGTCGTCAGGTTCTTCGGGAACCAGCGGTACTTCAGGATCATCAGGAACTAGCGGAACATCTGGATCTTCAGGAACATCAGGAACGAGCGGTACTTCAGGATCATCAGGTTCAAGTGGTACTTCAGGTACTAGTGGATCATCGGGAAGTTCTGGTAGTTCAGGAACTAGTGGATCGTCAGGTACAAGCGGATCATCGGGTACTAGCGGAACATCAGGTTCAAGTGGTAGTAGTGGTACATCAGGATCTAGTGGTTCATCTGGTACTTCAGGTAGTTCAGGAACATCAGGATCAAGTGGTAGTAGTGGTACGTCAGGATCTAGTGGTTCATCAGGTACTTCAGGAACATCAGGTTCTTCGGGTTCATCAGGTACTTCAGGAACATCAGGTTCAAGTGGTACTAGCGGAACATCTGGTTCTTCAGGTAGTTCAGGAACATCAGGTTCTTCGGGTTCATCAGGATCTAGCGGATCATCTGGTACTTCAGGATCTTCAGGAACTAGTGGGACATCTGGATCTTCAGGAAGTTCAGGAACATCAGGTTCAAGTGGTAGTAGTGGAACGTCAGGATCGTCTGGTAGTTCAGGTACGTCGGGTTCTAGTGGTTCGTCAGGATCTTCAGGAACATCAGGTTCTTCAGGAAGTTCGGGAACGAGTGGATCTAGCGGAAGTAGTGGTTCATCAGGTACAAGTGGATCTTCGGGTTCATCAGGTACTTCAGGTTTAATACTTCTTAGTGGAACAACAAATGATGGTATTATTACATATAATGCTGCAACTAGTGGTGGTACGGTTGAATCTAACGCAACTTATGATGGTACAGTATTAACATTACCATTTATAACACCAAATGGTCCAACAGCACCTTCAACATTAACATTGACTCAAACAGGTGATGAAGTATTAGTCCAATTTGATGAAAGTGGTACTTCAGATATTGATAGATATGAAGTATGGTCTTCAGTTGGAACTACTACAGATTGGAATTTAGTTGGTTTAGTTAAGAGTGATGATATCGCAACAACAATGTCAATTGTTGATGATACATTCAATAAAAACGCGACTATATATTATAAAGTTTATCCGATCAAGACAGGTGTTTACGGATCACCAATTTCAAGTAGCGTAGTTGTTAGTGGAACAATTGCTGATGTTACAAATATGAATGTAGATCAAAGTGTTGAAGGTTATTGGATAACTTATGATCTTCCAGATGACAACAGATTGTTAAATATTACAATTAAAAAAGACGCGGCAACAACTCTTGGAGGATTAAATGAAGGTAGTGCGACTACAATCTATACAGGATTAGATGAATCGTATTTCTATTTAGTTCCTGAAGCAGATGCAGACAAATACCATCAATTCTGGATATATAGTAACGTAAGAACTTAAAGAGTAACAAAAGTATAAATAATTATGGATTCATTGCTTGAAAGAAAAGAAAATATAGAGAGCATGATTCAAGAGATTGAAGATATGTTAAATAATCATCCTGATCGTAATATGTTAAAATACGTTCATGAAGAAGAACTTAATAGATTAAGGCACGATTTGGAAACCATAATAATGGAGATTCAAAATAATGGCGACTAAAAGTTTTAAAATAACAACAACTTCACAAATTTCAGATGTTACTAATTGCGTTATCTCAACTTATGGTAGTAACTTTTATGCTTTACCTGAATTACAAACTAACTTAAGTAACTACACCAGTAGAAGAAACGGTTATGGTGATAATGTAATGGCCTATCCTGATGGTTTTCACATTGATAATGAATATATAATTTCAGTGGGATGGGGTGATGGTTTTGCTGTTCATTCTATTGCGGATAATGGAACAATTTCAGAAGTATACTACGACTTAAGACCGGCAAATGGTTATCAAAACTATACATCAATTGCGGTAAATAAAACAAGAAAAATTGCAATTGTGGGAAATTATGTTTATGATAATTTAACAAAGTATGATTTTAGTGAAGATTGGGAAAATCAACCAACAAAAACGGTTATGACTGAATCTTCAAATAATTTACCATCTGATGAAGTTGGTTATTCATATGCAAATGGATTGGCTTTTGCTGGCGATTGGTTATATATTGTGCCTGATGATAAAACAACAACAGGTGTTTTTAGATGGAATGTTGTAACTGAAACGACTGAAACATTAACCGTTGCATCATATTCTACGGGTCTACAATACGGTTGGGTACAATACGATGAGCAAACAGATAGAATATATATGGGTGATTATGGTAGTAATGTGGGTTTATTAGTTGTTACCGATGCATCATCAGATTTGGAAGCAGTTGCTCGTTCAATTAATCATTCATCTTTAGGACAAAGAACAAATAGAGTTCCAGGTGTTTATCACGATCCAAATAATAGAAATCATATTTGGGTAGGATCAAGTTACCGTATGGGTAAAATAGATATAACTAACTGTATTTTAGATCCTTCTGATCAAAATTATACAAATATACCTGTTAAGTTGGTTCCTTCTGGTACACCTGATTATATGTATAATAATTCTCCGTGGTTTATAGGTGCTGGTTTATGGGGTATATACGGAATAGAAGAATTAGATATGCTTTATTTAGTAGGAGACAGAGGATATGGTCAAGATGTGACCACTGGTTTTTTTGATCAAGAATCAGGAAAATGTGCATTTATTCCAAATTCACCGAGTTCAAAACAAGATCACAATAATGTTGGTTCTGAATATTCTTATACTTGGAAGGCAATTTATTCGCCAAATAATACAAAATATTGGTTGGGTACTGGTTGGGGTGGTGATGGTAATAGTTTTACTGTGTGGCCAAGTAATATTTCACCTGTTTTACAAAATAGTTGGGAGTTTGAAACTTCAATACATATGTTAGATAATAACGAAAATGTAACTCAGATAATTATATCTGATACTTTGAATTTAACTATACCTACAAACACGAGTTGTAATTTTTATGTAACAAATAACAACGGTTCAACGTGGGAAACTTATGGTAATGTTTTAGATAAAGTTCACGAATTTGAAAGTGAAGGTAATTCAGTTAAAATCAAGTTTGTTGCCAGTGGTTTAAATAATACATCACCATTTATCGTGGGTGAATCATTTATTTTTCATTTAAACAATGATAGAGTTAATAAGACCATAAAAAATAGAATCCATAGGACAAAAGGTTTTAAACTGAAAAGTAGTAGATTTTAATATGAAAACAGAATCATTTAAATTATCAAATACAAATCAGATATCAAGTATTTCTAACTGTGTGGTCTCATTTTATGGTGGTGCTTTTTATGTGGTACCTGAATTAAAATCACATATGAGTAATGATATACATAGAAGATCGGGTAATGGTGATAGCGTTATTGGATATCCTGATGGTTATCAAATTGATGAAGAATATATAATTTCCATGGGGTGGGGTGATGGTTTTGCCGTACACTCAATTAATGACGAAGGTGTACTTTCTGAAGAATTTAGTGAATTTAGACCTGTTAATAATTATGAGTATTATAGTTCACTTGCAATAAACAAAAAAAGAAAAATTGCCATTATTGGAAATTTTGTATATGATAATTTAACAAAGTATGACTTTGATGGTGATTGGTCAAATCAACCAACAAAAACTATTATTACCGAATCAGCAAGTGGTTTGCCTTCAGATGAGGTTGGTGATTCATATATGAATGGTTTGGCATTTGCAGGTGACTGGTTATATATTATGCCTGATGACAGAACTTCTTCAGGTGTGTTTCGTTGGAATGTAATCACCCAAGAATCAGAAACCCTAACAATTTCTTCATATATAACAGGATTAAGGTATGGTTGGGTTCAATACGACGAACAAACCGATAGAATATATATGGGATGTAGATCCGATGGTGCAGGGTTAATAGTAGTTACAAATGCATCATCAGATACAGAAGCCGTAGCGAGAGCACTTAATCTTAGTAGTGCAGGAATGGGTAGTAATGCAGTAAGAGTTCAAGGTGTACATATTGATCCTAGAGATAGGAATAGAATTTTTGTTGGATCCTATTATAGGATAGGTTATATAGATATAACTAAATGTGTTTTAAATCCAAACGATAACAACTATACTAACGTACCTACTAAAATTTTACCAATAAACACTCCTGAATATCATAGTAATGAATATCCTTATTTTATTGGTAATGGATATTTTAGATTGGGTGGTGTTGAAGAACACGATGTTGTTTATTTACTCGGTGACAGAGGATGGGGAGGTAGTGTTACTACTGGATTTGTAGACAGAACAACAGGTATGGTTGCGTATGTACCTAATGATGGTATTAGAACTTATCAAAATAATCCATGGTCGTCTTCTTATGGCCAAACTTTTAAAAGTATAATTTCACCTTCAGGTATTAAATTTTGGTTAAATACGGGTTATGGTTATGATGGATACGCGTTTTCAGTTTGGAGTAATGATACACCACCTGTATTACAAGAAGAATGGGAATTTACAACAACAGACTTTCAATTATCAGATCAGAGCAACATAACCAAAGTTGAGATTTTAGATACCTCAAATTATTTTGAAACACCTACAGGTAAAGGTGTTTTATTTGTTAGTAATAATAATGGTGAAACTTGGGAGAAACATCCTGGTTTTGGTAATACTTATATTTTTGAATCAGTAGGTAATCAGTTTAAAATGAGATTTCTTGCTAGAGGAACAAAAAATTCATCAGTTTTTTTTAGAGGTAACCCTATTGAATTAAACTTAACAAATGATTTGGTAACCAAGCGTCCAAAAAAATTGAAACAAGGAAAAGAAATTGGGTTTAAATTAAGGGGAAATTAAAATAAAGATATATTTATAATTAAAAATATTTGAAACATGAGTGCAACTACAGGTGGTTCCAAGAAACTGAAACAATTATATGGTGATATTGAGATAACGGGTAAGTTAGCTATTGGTGATGTTCCATCGGGAACAACTGAAATTGATATTTTATTGGTTGATGGATCTGGTAATGTTGTTACTCGTGATAATTTAACTTTGAGTGGTACATCAGGGACTTCAGGATCAAGTGGAAGTTCGGGTACTAGTGGATCATCAGGATCTTCAGGTACATCTGGGTCAAGCGGTAGTAGTGGATCTTCGGGTACGAATGGTACATCAGGATCAAGCGGTAGTAGCGGAACATCTGGTTCAAGTGGAAGTTCAGGATCTAGCGGAACATCTGGTTCAAGTGGAAGTTCAGGATCTAGCGGAACTAGTGGTTCATCAGGTTCTAGTGGTAGTTCAGGAACTAGTGGATCATCAGGAAGTTCGGGTACGAGTGGTTCTTCAGGTTCAAGCGGAACTTCAGGTTCTTCAGGCACATCAGGATCAAGCGGAAGTAGCGGAACATCAGGTTCAAGTGGAAGTTCAGGATCTAGCGGTACTTCAGGATCAAGCGGATCTTCAGGGACTAGCGGAAGTTCTGGTTCAAGTGGAACTAGCGGTACTAGTGGATCGTCAGGTACAAGCGGAACATCAGGAAGTTCAGGTTCATCTGGAACATCAGGTTCTTCGGGATCTAGCGGATCATCTGGTACTTCAGGTTCTAGTGGTTCGTCAGGATCTTCTGGAACTTCAGGTAGTTCAGGGTCTTCAGGTACAAGTGGATCATCAGGTACTTCTGGATCAAGTGGTACTAGTGGAGTAAGTGGTGATAGTGGAACAAGTGGAACAAGTGGATCTTCAGGTAGTTCGGGAACGAGTGGATCATCAGGTTCTAGTGGTAGTTCAGGATCATCTGGTACTTCAGGTTCAAGTGGATCATCTGGTAGTTCAGGAACTAGCGGAAGTTCGGGTTCAAGCGGATCATCAGGTACATCAGGATCAAGCGGTTCTTCAGGAACTAGTGGATCATCAGGGTCATCAGGTACTAGTGGTACTTCAGGTAGTTCAGGATCATCGGGTACTTCAGGTTCAAGTGGATCTTCAGGTACTAGCGGTTCGTCAGGTACATCAGGAACTTCAGGGTCGTCAGGTACGAGTGGAACAAATGGTACTAGCGGTAGTTCAGGTTCATCTGGAACATCAGGATCTAGTGGTTCATCAGGAAGTAGTGGAACCTCAGGTTCTAGCGGAAGTTCGGGTACTAGTGGTTCCTCAGGATCGTCTGGTACTTCGGGAACTAGCGGAAGTTCTGGATCTTCGGGTACATCGGGAAATTCAGGATCAAGTGGTTCTTCAGGTACGTCAGGTTCTAGTGGATCTTCAGGTACTAGCGGTACTTCTGGGTCATCAGGAACAAGCGGCACATCAGGATCATCAGGTTCGTCTGGTACATCTGGATCAAGTGGAAGTTCAGGGACTAGCGGAAGTTCTGGTTCAAGTGGTACTTCAGGTACTAGCGGTACTTCTGGGTCATCAGGAACAAGCGGAACATCAGGAAGTTCTGGTTCAAGTGGAACAAGTGGATCATCAGGTTCATCAGGAACTAGCGGATCAAGCGGATCTTCAGGTACTAGCGGTACTTCAGGATCTTCAGGTAGTTCAGGAACATCAGGTTCAAGTGGTAGTAGTGGTACATCAGGATCAAGCGGTACATCTGGATCATCAGGAAGTTCGGGTACTAGTGGTTCTTCAGGATCGTCAGGTACTAGCGGTAGTAGTGGATCATCAGGTACATCTGGATCAAGTGGAACGTCAGGTTCGTCTGGAACATCAGGATCATCGGGTTCTAGTGGTACATCGGGTTCATCTGGTAGTTCAGGTAGTAGTGGAACTTCAGGAAATTCGGGATCATCTGGTAGTTCAGGAACCTCAGGATCAAGCGGATCATCGGGCACTAGTGGAAGTTCAGGGTCATCTGGTACGTCAGGAAATTCAGGATCAAGTGGATCATCAGGAACTAGCGGTACATCTGGATCTTCAGGTAGTTCAGGAACTAGCGGATCAAGTGGATCGTCAGGTACGTCAGGAAATTCAGGATCAAGTGGTTCATCAGGAACTAGCGGTAGTAGTGGTTCTTCAGGTACATCTGGATCAAGTGGATCATCTGGTACGTCAGGAAATTCAGGATCAAGTGGTTCTTCAGGAACTAGCGGAAGTTCAGGTTCATCTGGTACCTCAGGTAGTTCAGGGTCTTCAGGTACAAGTGGAACAAATGGTACTAGTGGTAGTTCAGGTAGTAGTGGTACAAGTGGTTCATCTGGTACATCAGGTGCTGCGACCATTAATAATAATGCCGATAACAGATTAATAACAGGTAGTAATACTGCTGGAGTTCTTAATGGAGAAAGTAATTTAACATGGAATGGAACAACACTTGAAGTTGTTTCAGGTAGATTGGAAGTGGGTTCTGGATCATGTGCGAGTGGAACATGTTCATCTGTTGCGGGTGGGTGTAATAACTGTGCAACTGGTGGTTATTCAACAGTTGGTGGTGGTATAAATAATACAGCATCAAATATATATTCAACAGTTGCTGGTGGTGGTGGTAATACAGCATCAGGTGGTAATTCAACAGTTAGTGGTGGTTATAGTAATACAGCATCAGGTTACTATTCATTTGTTGGTGGTGGTCTTAATAATACAGCATCAGGATATTATTCAACAGTTGGTGGTGGTACTAGTAATACAGCATCAGGTAATTATTCAACAGTTGGTGGTGGTCTTAGTAATACAGCATCAGGATATAGTTCAACAGTTGGTGGTGGTACTAGTAATACAGCATCAGGTAATTATTCAACAATTAGTGGTGGTTATTGTAACATAACAAACGCAAGATTTTCATTTATTGGATCTGGTCACAGAAACATCATTCAATCACCGACCAATGAATGTTGTTCATTGGGAGTTACCATTGGTGGAGGTATTGGACATAATACCAGTGGTGGAACATATAATGCAACAACTGGATTTTTAACAGGAACAATTGCTTGTTGTAATGCTGGAAAGTTATCAACAATTGGTGGAGGACTTAGAAACTGTGCAACTGGTAATTGTTCAACAGTTAGTGGTGGTTATTGTAATACAGCATCAGGTAGTCGTTCAACAGTTAGTGGTGGTTATTGTAATACAGCATCAAGTGATGGTTCAACAGTTGGTGGTGGTTTTAATACAGCTTCAGGTGATTATTCAACAGTTGCTGGTGGTCGTGGTAATACATCATCAGGTTTTGTTTCAACAGTAAGTGGTTATTATAACACAGCATCAGGTGATTATTCAACAGTTGGTGGTGGTCTAAGTAATACAGCATCAGGTTATAGTTCAACAGTTGGTGGTGGTCAGAGTAATACAGCATCAGGTGATGGTGATACAGTTGCTGGTGGTGCATCTAATACAGCATCAGGTTACTATTCATTTGTTGGTGGTGGTGCGGGTAATACAGCATCAGGTAGTAACTCAACAGTTGGTGGTGGTGTTAATAATGCAGCATCAGGTAATTGTTCAACAGTTGGTGGTGGTAGATGTAATACAGCATCAGGTAATTGTTCAACAGTTGGTGGTGGTCTTTGTAACATAACAAACGCAAGATATTCATTTATTGGATCTGGTTACAGAAACATCATTCAATCACCGACCAATGAATGTTGTTCATTGGGAGTTACCATTGGTGGAGGTATTGGACATAATACCAGTGGTGGAACATATAATTCAACAACTGGAGCATTAACAGGAACAATTGCTTGTTGTGATGCTGGTAAGTTATCAACAATTGGTGGAGGATTTAGAAACTGTGCAACTGGTGGTTGTTCAACAGTTGGTG